CTCGGGAACGGCATGGCAACTGCAAGGTACATACGGAAGAACAGCGAAAACTTTAATCGACTTGGGATACTGTACAAAATAAAAAAAAACCTGTTGTAACGAATAAAAAAATAATATAGAAATAAATTAAGGAGTAAGAAAATGGAAAACCAAAAGATTGTTAATGTAGCAGATCAAGCCCATCCTAAAATGTCCCCACGGTATAAGACCGTCCAAACTAATCTTATTGCGCAGAAGTTCAAAGATCTTGGATTCATTGTAGATGGTGTGCATCATCGACGTTCTCGCACTTTGCAAGCCGGTTATGGGCGGCATATGGTAAAGCTATCACATCCTGAACTACTCAAGTCAACCGATCATAATGATGTGAAGATGCAACTAATCGTCACGAATTCTTTTGACGGTTCTTCTGCATTCAAAATTCAACTCGGGTTCTTTCGGTTTGTATGTGCCAACGGAATGATTGTCGGTGAAACTCTTGAAAGCTATAAGCATAAACACACTGGAATGATTCTTGAAGAACTAGACGAGTCAATTGAACGGATTGCCGCACAAGTTAAGAATCTTTCAGGACTCCTCTCTAAAATGAAAGAAAAAAATCTTTCCACTGCACAGATAATCTCATTCGAGCATGAGGCCATGAAACTTCGGAGTGATAAAATTCAGGCAGTCGAGTGGACTGCTCGGCGTGAGGAAGATAAGCCTTTGGATTTGTTCACTGTTTATAACCGAATTCAAGAGGATCTCGTGCGGGGCGGCACTGCTGCTACAAGTGCAAGTGGTCGGGTCCGTGTTCTCCGTGAGATCAAAGGAGTCGACAAGCTCCGTGAATTGAACGAGAAATTGTTTGACCTTGCTGTCAAATATGTAGAAGCTGCATAATATAACAAAAGTTTAGTCTTGCCAAGGTAGGAGAGTCAGCCCACGGAGGGGCTTTTTTTAGGAGTCAATATGAAAAAGCAGGACGTTTGTGCAATTGACGACATTTTAAAAACGCTAGAAATACCAGATGACAATGTAATGTTAGACACACTTTTAGAATTAGCAGAAGAACAAGAAAGGAAAGCAGCATGAAACATCTTTCACAACACTTGATTATTGTTAGCACCTCACTTTCGAACCTTACAGAAGAGGAAAACAAAAAACGAAATGACGAACTCACTCGATACCTTAACCTCATGAGTATTCCACACGAAGAACTAACAGGTCGATTTGGTGGAGTTAATGAATTGTGTGTCATGATGGACGGACAACATTCAAGAGTAGCTGAAATTGTGCTTCGAGATTATGATCAGGAATCATATCTTGAGCACCATAGCGATCGAACGTGTGAACTTGTATTTGCCAATGGACACCGAAAGAAAATCGGTGTAATGCACGAAGTAACAGAAGTAGAAGCATTAAAAAAATTAGCTTGGACAAAGACAAAAGACGGTAGATATTTTGTAGCGGAGTAATTATGACAAAGACAACGTGTGTACATGGTGTTGATTTAGACTGGGAATGTGACTTGTGTTGGGATTTAGTTGAAGAAGAAGTAAAAGCAAAAGAACAGGAGTCGAAATGAAACAAGAGATTATCATCGGATATAGGAACGGCGAACCAATCACAGAAGAGGGTGTGTTAATTAAAACAGCAGATCCGAGAATCACTGGCAAGATTTTCGAAGTCGAGGGTAAATACCTAGTGCGAGGTATGCCCGACAGCCCCCCGAAATGGTTTAATAAACTAAGCGAAGCTATCCAATACTGTCAACCAAGAATGAATGTGTGGTAAATATGGCCTATGTTCAAACGACCCTAACGGATTTATCTAATGGTAAAACCGAAGTTATTGATGGAACTATGAGTAATTCCGATATTGATTTGACTTTGTATTTGCTAAATAAAAATTACAAAAAACTATACACAGTAGAGAGTAATCAAGAAGTTATCATTGCATACTCGGCAAACAAAGTCAAGATAGAATTAAAGATATCTAATGGTGATATGTGATGCTTTGGGTTGTTTTGTTCTTGTATTACGGAGTTATTCCTTATTTGATTGCTAAATTAATAGAATCAACATTGAGAAGGAGAGATAAAACTTGATTATTTTATATGGAATGCTTTATGTGTCTATCGCGATTTTATCTTCCTCTTTTTTTTGGTTTGTGTTGGCTCTAATTGTTTATGGAAAATAAATAAAATTTTTTTATGACATGGTTTGGTTTGTTTTTTCTGTTGATTTTAATTCTTTTATTTGGTTTATAATATTTATTGAGAGGTTCAAATGCTAACTGAATACAGCATCCATTTAAATGGATACGGGCACTACAGAGTGAGTGCTTCTATCTATAAAGTACAAGCTACTGACGATTTGGAATGTGAAGTTGAACTAATTGAAGTTAAAAAGTTTGATGACATCTTAGAAGATTATGCTGAATGTGATCCAACTGAAGATGAGTTATTGTTATTAGAAAAAGAAGTTGCTATTAAATTCTTTAACGCTTTACACTGAGGTATTTATGGAAAAATTTCTACGCTATGGATGGAAAATTGTTACTGAAGAAAAAAAGAAAGCAGTTACTGTAAAATATATTCACAGCTTGATCGAAAAAAATGTTTCATTTCGTGTGCTTGATGCTAAAACAAGAGAAGATCTTACACAAGATATGATTCGGGTTCATTTAAATAGAGGCCGAAGTAAAAATGATCAAATCCTTGACCCAAACATCTACGGTCCAGATAAACCATTGAACGAAGTTAAATACTATTCTTGTAATGATTGTAAAACACCAACAACCAATCGGTTTAAATGCACAACATGCTGGGACGAATGTACAGAAAACACGGATGTTGATTTTCTTTATCACACTCTTTAAGTTGAGGTAATATGATTCGAGTTATTTTTGTATTGGTTTTGTTTATGTCGGGATGTAGGACGGTAGCAACAAAATCAGATTGTAGCGCGGTGCGTTGTATGCCAGAAGAACATAACCCAACATACTGGAGGCAAAGATGAGTAACGACATAAAAAAACAAAGAGTTAAAAAGTTATTAGATTCAATCCAAGAAGCAGCGAATCAGTTAATTGATATTGGAACTGAAACAGAACCATCAACCTTGGTTATGAGTCTTGCGATGTCTGCATATGAATTAGATCTAATGCAAGAAGCGGCAGACAAGTTCTCTTCATTAAAAGGTACGACAGATAATCAAACTGAAATAATTGAATTTAAACCAAAGGACATGCAATGAGATTAATATATCTTTTATTCTTAGCTTTGTTATTACCCTTCAATATCGCAACAAGCAGCTTCCATGATAAATCACTTAACGCAATCTACAGAGAAGCAGCTAAAACAAATGGCATTCATGTTGGACTTCTTAGAGCTGTTTGTGAAATTGAATCTAAACATAACCTAAAAATTAAAAAGGTATGGGATGGAGGTTCATATTCATATGGCATATGCCAAGTAAAACTCGGTACTGCTAGGCTAATGGGGTTTAAAGGTAAAGAACAACAGTTGATCGACCCCAAAACAAATATCAATTATGCTTCTAAATACTTAGCCTACCAACTGAAACGATATAAAGGTGATTATAAAAAAGCTATTGTATCTTACAATAGAGGAAGCTATAATAAAGATGAGGTAATACCATACTCTGGTAAAGTTGCCTTAGCTTTTCTAAAAGACACATTGAAAGGAAATTAATAATGTCAACACGTATTCGTTATGTCAAAAACACCGAAGGTAATCTTGTAACCAAAGCACCCCTCCTCGTAGCAGGAGATCTACTCACAGTCACCCTTGTTCCAGGAGAACTTAGTTATGTCATCACTAACGCGAACAATGGTCAGCTAGTAACACAAGATGCAGCTATCTCGATGCAGATGCTCAAGATCAAGGTGAAGAAGGAGCTTAGGTCTAGAGGTGCGGTATTCAATGATGAGGTGAGAACGAGGGGACCGGCTGAATAAAATAGTCCTTGCATCATGGGGGACAACGGGGTAGCTCTTGGGTAGGGGCTACCCCTTTTTATTGGAGAGATTATGAAAATTATAATTTATTTGTCTATACTAGGTTTCATATATTTAAATAGTTTTGCATCCAAAGACAACGTAACGAGTAGTGTAACCAGCAAGGTAATATACAGAGAAGTTAGTCTACAAGCTAATTCGTTTCAAAAAGAAGGGGGAGGATTTTTTAATATACCATTTCCACTTACACCATATGATGCTACAACGTATTAATCGTTCGCACTTTATGTGCTCACTTACAGTTACAAGGTAATCACCATACGTACCTTCTTGGTACCATACTTTTAAAATTAATTCAAGGAGTGGAAAATCATGGATCTTCAACAGGCTGTAAATAGTTTGAGTGATATCGTAAACTTGGGTGAGCCAAAGAAAAATTTGTGCATCACTTTAAAGCACGGTGAAAGTGTATCACTACTGAATGGATTAATTGAAATTGAAGTTGATTTTAAAAAAAAATCAAATGGTGTTCTTCTTAGATTTAATGCCCCAAGATTTGTAACAATCTTTCGTAAAAAGAAAGAAGTAACAAATGTATAAATACATAACATTATTGATAATTTTATTTTTAATTGGTTTAGTTACTTCTTGTGGACCATATCAAGTAAATGTTACACATAAAATAGAAATAGATTTAACACAACTAGAGAATTACTTCAGAGCTATATGCGAAGAAGAACAACCTCAAAATATTGAGGGATGTGTAGATGCAAAAACATCAGATTTTTTAAATAAAATTTTACTTTAGTGAAAAAATTTATTAATATTTTGAAGGTTTATTAATAGATTTCACACTAAATGTGGGGGAGACCAGTTAACGAGACTGCTGGTCCCCCCGCTTCTTTATTTTTTAATATTAAGAAAGAATAATAAATGAATCACATTGATATTTTATATCGAACATTTCGAACTTTAGGTTTTAATCTTTCTGCTAAATTAGAAGAAAATCCAGACGATAATTACCTAAGAGGTATGCTTGAGGGCATTAGAATGGCCGACTCCTTAGTAAACGCTTGGGAGATGGAGACAAGTAATTTAACTGACCTTCTTGAATCTAAACATCTACCATTGCCAAGCGACGAATCAAATAACCAATGATTACAACATTAATTTCAATCACAGGTTTGTATCTATTATCTTGTGTAATGATTGCTTTTGTTTACGAAGGAATGGATGACACATGATGTTATTTTTAGGATTAGTTATTGGAATGATTACAAATTTTGCTTTTTATGTATGGGGATTTAGAGATGGACTTAAAGAAGGAAGAGCTATTAAATCACTTTCTAAATGAAATAAAAAAACAACTCGAATCTAAATCAGATATCGGGTTTATTCCCGAAGAAGAATTAACTTATCTAACAAAAGAAGTTCTTTCTTTACTTGCTAAAGTAGCAACTAAAAGATTTACGGAGTATTGATGAATATCTTTTATGTAGACAAAGATCCTGTTATCGCGGCCCAACAACTTGTTGATAAGCACGTTGTTAAGATGCCCCTAGAAACTGCGCAATTGCTCTGTAGCGCGTTTCCTCAAGGCGAAGCACCCTACCGCCGCACTCACTACAATCACCCCTCTGCTGTCTGGACTAGGCGCTCTCGTGCTAATTATGAATGGCTTATTAAACACGGATTAGCATTGAGTGAAGAATACACTAAACGCTATGGTAAGCAGCATAAAAGTAATATAGTGATTCTTTGGTGCCAAGCCAATATTGATCGAATCGAGTGGGAGGAGGATTTTTTCACCGAACCCCCAGAATGTATGCCCAATGAATGTAAAACAGGCGACACAGTGCAATCGTATCGTGAATATTATCGTAAACATAAATCATATATTTATAGGTGGACAAACAGTGAAAGACCAACATGGACCTGATCTAATGGATTATATTTTGGGTAATTTTGAACATTTAGAAGAATTAACACAACAATATCGTGAAAGAAAAAAACAATTAAAAGAAAAAGATCCTCTTTTTAAAGAAGAAATAGACGAACAGTACAAAGACCACATTAAATATCTTATCTGCTTAGAAATAAGTAGAGATATGGCTTGCTCTTATGAAGAAGCCGTTGTATTATATGAAGAGATTGGATTAGGTGAATTGTTTGTATAAACTTTTAAATTTTATTTTAATAATTTGGGGAATAACATTGATTATTTTTATGATTGCAAGGGTGGTTTTGCGTGGAAAATAACGTTGTTTATGTTGTGGTTATTTCAGGTGAGTGGGGAGAAGACACCGGAATTCACTCTGTTTATTCATCTGAAACCGCTGCTGAAAAAGTAAGACAAGAAATTGAATCTAATTTATCGGAAGATATGATTGTTTATGTTGAATCACATGAACTCAATGATTGAATTAAATGAACTAACACAACTTCGAATAAAAGCAAGCGCAAAATACACAGCAAGTAAAATTGAAAACAAAAATAGAAGAGAAGATTTTCTATTTGTTATAACAAATATCTTGAGTGTTTTAAAAACTTGTCAATTTGAAGAATCTTTTATCAGAGCCAAAAAAATGATTGTAAAACTTGAGGCACAATTAGATGATACGAGATGTCCTCAAAGTGACCTATCTGCTTTCTTTAATCCTCGCTACAAATACGATCAACTTGCATTTGACTTAGCACGAGAAGCAATTGATAAAATTGAAATTAAATTTATCAAAGGCTACTCAGAATGAGTTTATATCGCTTCACTTGTTCTTATTGCGGAAAAAAATGGGAAATGACATTCAAATACAAAAACGTATTTTGTAATGACTGTAAAGACAAGAACATTAAATGTGAAGAAATTAAAAAAGACAATTACTATGATTCAGAAAATGAATCTACTGAACAAGAAAACCAACATGACTATTGGAGAGACTAATGTGTTTAATGTGCATTGAGATCCAAAAAGGATTAATTACACCAAATGAGTTTGCTAAAAAAATTGATATGGTTCTTAGAGAAGACCCAGGTCATGCGGAGGAATTGATACGTGCCCTCACCAAAGCAGACGAAAAATACTTGGAAAAACTGGATAAATATTTACACGAACAACTTACTGAACAGCTCGTTGATATTTTTTCTATTAAGTAACAGCATAGCTTGCGGCCAACAATACGAACAAAACAATTTTAAAATCAACGCTGATTTTCAAAATTACGTTGATTTATTTGAAGAAAAAATAAAACAAAAAGTCAAAATTGATATTGATTATAATAAATTAGAATACCCAATTGTTGGTGTTTGTATAACTTATACAAACGGCTACAAAGAAATACAAATAGACAGTGACTCTTGGGTTGAATATGATGAAAATTATAGAGAAGAATTGATTTTTCATGAATTAGGGCATTGTGTTTTAGGCAGAGATCATGATAATTCTATTATAGAAGGTTACAGAGTACCAAAAAGTATAATGTACCCATACATTTTTGGTTATGCTTATAATAAATATAAAGTTTATTATTTAGAAGAACTTAAAAATGAAGAAACAGACTGGACAACATATTTTTAATGGAGTATTCTTTATGAGTAATAAATTAAACACAGGTGGCGTTAGTTTTGAATCAAGTCGAAATGCTTACAGAGGAACGGTAACAATTAACCGAGTCCGATTGAAAACAAAACGTTATTCAACTCGACTTGGTGCTAAACGTGCTTTAAATAAACTCATTAGAGAAATGACCAATAACTAAAAGTAAGTGTGTGGGTTATCCTCCTTTCCCATACACAAACAGGGCACCAGTGCTGAACACCTGCACACCCCTCCATCACTGGTGTCCTTTTTTATTTTATTATGAAAATATCAATTGGAAGTAAAAGTCAAAAAAAAGACATCATCAAAATAATTCAACTAAATATTCAAAATGGATATAATATATATTCAGATCAAAATGAATATTATGTTGACGTATTAACAGATGGTTTAACGTATAGAGCACCAGACGCAATTTTTTTATCTATTGATGAATCTGTAAAAAAGGTTAATTAATATGTTTAAACAAGGCAATGTTTATAAGCACATAAATTGTCTTGATATTTGTTTTCGTGTTGATTCTATTCTTGAAAAAGATAATGGTGATATTGAACTAATTGGTTTGTGGTTAAATCAACATTATGATATGATACCAATATGTGAAGATCATATCTTAATTGAAAAAGATAAAATTAAAAAATGGAAACAATTATTATAAAATAAACACCAATTAAAAGGAGACAACATGAGCAAAACACCTTGGGGAGAATTGGGTTACATCACATATAAAAGAACATATGCTAGAAGAATCAAAGAGAATTCGGAACAAACGGAAGAGTTTGAACAAACGGTTGACCGTGTTATTAAATCGACAAAAAATCAACTCAAAGTGGGCTTCACTGAACAAGAAGAGTCTCGCCTCAAAGAAATCCTTATTAGTTTAAAGGGTAGTGTTGCTGGGCGATTCTTATGGCAACTAGGAACTAAAACAGTAGATAAACTAGGTTTAGCCTCACTTCAAAACTGTGCAGTTACTTTGGTGAACGAACCCATTCGCCCCTTTACTTGGGCAATGGATATGCTCATGCTTGGCAGCGGAGTTGGATATAACATTCAACGTGAATATGTATATGAGCTACCCAAAGTACAAAAAGCAAAAATAATTAGACAAGATTCAAAAGACGCTGATTTTATTGTTCCAGATACAAGGGAAGGTTGGGTTGAACTTCTTGAACGAACTCTTAGAGCACATTTCGTTACTGGTAGAGGATTTACTTTCTCGACTATTTGCATCAGAGGAAAAGGAACAGCAATCAAAGGATTCGGAGGAGTAGCATCTGGCGCAGAAGAATTGTGCTGGGGAATTGAACAGATCAATAGAATCTTAAATGATCGTTCAAATAAAAAAGTAAGACCTATTGATTGCCTTGATATAATGAACATCATCGGCTACATAGTTGTCGCTGGTAACGTTCGACGCTCTGCACAAATCGCAATTGGTGACATGGACGACCTACAGTTCCTAAATGCAAAACGTTGGGATTTAGGCAACGTTCCAAACTGGAGAGCAATGTCAAACAATTCCGTTGTTTGTAATGACATGGCTCTTCTTCCTGAACAGTTTTGGCAAGGATACATGGGCAACGGCGAACCATATGGATTAATCAACCTGGGCCTCGCTAGGTCTATTGGTAGGGTGGGAGAAACACAATACCCAGACCCAGATGTTATTGGATTTAATCCATGTGCTGAACAATCATTAGCAGATAAAGAAACCTGTTGCCTAGCTGAAATCTTTCTCCCTAATATTGAATCAGAAGATGAGTTATTTGAAGTTGCAACATATCTTTATCGTATCAATAAACATTCATTATCACTTCCTTGCCATCACCCAGAAACACAAGATATTGTGAATTACAATATGAGGATGGGTATTGGTATAACTGGCTACCTCCAAGCGACAAAAGAGCAAAGAAGCTGGTTACCAAATGTCTATAAAGCCCTGCGAAAGTATGATAAAGATTATAGTGAACACAATGGGTTTAATCCATCTATTAAACTTACAACAGTAAAACCAAGCGGAACTCTTTCATTACTTGCTGGTGTAACACCAGGCGTTCATCCTGGTTATTCACAGTATTACATTAGGAGAATACGCATTGCTTCAACATCTCCTCTTGTAAATGTATGTAGGAAAAATGGATATGAAGTCGAATTCCAACGTAATTTTGATGGTACTCTTGATAACAATACTGTGGTTGTATCTTTCCCTTGCTCTTTTCCTGCCGGAACAACTTTAGCAAAAGATGTAACGGCAATTGATCAACTCAATTTTGTAAAAGAATTACAAACAAATTGGAGCGACAATTCGGTAAGTTGTACCGTTTATTATCGAAAAGAAGAACTGCCAGAAATTAAACAATGGTTAAATCAAAATTATAATACGTGTGTTAAAACCGTTAGTTTTCTTCTTCACAATGAACATGGATTTGACCAAGCACCCCTTGAAGAAATAACTAAAGACATGTATGATAAAATTGTATCTAATGTGACACCAATCACATCTTGTGAAATAAAAGAAACCGATATTCAGGACTCCTTCGAGTGCATCGGAGGAGCGTGCCCAATCAAATGAGTTACGATGATTTTTTTTATACACCAAACAGATCAACAACTGCACCAATACCCGGTGTATATAGGTACGAATTAATTCCAGCAGAAACCCCAGTTGATTACTATATAGATCTATTTTACGTTTTTGGTCAAGGTTCTGATGAAGAAGTTCTAGAAGCAATGGAAGATACTGTCTATCTAAAAACAGGCGAATGGTTGACAATTAACACAGACGGTAATATAGAAGTTCAAAAAAAAGAAAGGCACTTAAAATTAGTGGTGACAAATGGATAAATTACAAAAGTATAAAAACTTATACCCAACAAAAGATGGCTTAGATAACTTAGTTTTACACGAATCAGGTAAAGTAAGTATCCCAAAATGGTTAATTCATTTATTATTGAATGAATCTGGAATAAAATCCAGGAAGAAAAGAATTTTAAAAAAGGTTTTAAAAAGACAACTACAAAAACTTTTAGAACGTTATGTTGAAGAAAACACCAACACATAATTTTGAAATTAAAACATCGGATGGTACATACGTTGTTACAGTTGGTTTATCTTCTAACTTAGAAGATAAAAGAATAAATGCTCTATATAGTAACGGGACAATAACGACCTGGATATCTAATTTTTGGTGGGACATTCCAGAAGACGAAAAAGATGAAAATGCAAACAAAGATGCGGAACCACCTAAACCCAAACATTGTTGGCATGAGTGGAAAGAATACATCGGGTTCACGGAAAGATATTGGTACTGCCAAAAATGTGATGCAAAATCCACGGAGAATCCAAACAAATGTTTTTAAAGCTAACAGTGCGTTACACAGGTGAAAAAATTACAGTAAATATATCACAGATTGTATGTTACGAATCCCTTATTGAACCCGATCAGAATTCAGATAACTATGTTTGTGTTGGTTCTTTTCTAACAACAACACAAGACACGATAAGTTTAAAAGAAACCCCGGAAGAAATTGATAGACTTCTTTTAAGTTCCTATGTTACGATTAAAGAGGCATATGAAAATAGAACTTCAAAAGTACCACAACATCCGACCAACAGTGAAGTCAATGATTCAGAACAACTTCAATCGGGATCACGTTGATCTAGTTGCAAATATGGCAGTTGCCTGTAATTGCCCAGTAATTGTTTGTTGTTATTATTACGCAGAGTCATTGGGTTATATGCCAGAAGAAACAAAAAAACAAATAGATAATCTTATGAACTTCTATAAATATGATACCATTGAAGGTGTAGACTTTTTAAAGGAGTGGAAATGAAGGAAATATATCTTGTTGTTAGATGTGACAAGTTTGGCCAAGATTATTTTGACATTCCAATCACAGCGCATTTTTCTATGCAAAGCGCAATGAATCAAGTAAATGAAAAGAAAGAAATGGATAAATTACTTTATATCAATAATTCAGAATATAAAGTCGTAAACATACCAGTCGTTGAATCATTAACAAATTTACAACAAAAACTAAACTTTGTATGAAGAAAAAAGAATTTAGTTTTGAAACAAATGACGGAACTACTACAGTAGCAAGTCCTGAATATCGAATAGACCTTTATAGCAAACACGTACAACAATCTTTAGTAGAACATCCAGATCATTATAACAAAGGTATTGAATGTTGGGATTACATTGTATCTCACAATATGGGATTCCTTGAAGGCAACATCATTAAGTACATCACAAGATATAAACTTAAAAATGGTAGGGCTGATCTCTTGAAAGCTAAAGAGTATCTTGATAAGCTATTGGAAGAAGTTAAATAAAAGGAGTATTAATAATAAATGAAAAAAATTGTAAATGTTCAAGAAGTTGAAGGTGAAGGATTGGTTGGATTACTTGGTGAACGTGTTGAATTGTTTTGTATGAATTACATTTACACAGGCACACTAACTGGCGTAAATACCAATGATGTTCTTCTTGAAGACGCTGCTATTGTTTATGAGACAGGACCATTTGATGATCCTAAATATAAGGATGCGCAAAAAGTTGGTAATCTTTATGTAAGATCTAATTCTATTGAATCATATAGGAAGACAAATAAACGATGAATATTCGTAGTTTAAAACAAAAATGGTCTTGGTCTGGGTCTGGGTTTAGGTCTAAGTCTGGATCTAAGTCTGGGTCTGGATCTGGATCTAGGTCTGGATCTGGATCTGGGCCTGGGTTTTGGTCTTTGTCTGAATCTAGGTCTGGGTTTTGGTCTTGGTCTAGGTCTACGTCTGGGTTTAGGTCTTGGTCTTGGTCTTCGTCTAAGATTAGGTCTTGGTCTTGGTAGGTTAATAACGATGAATATTCGTAGTTTAAAACAAAAATGGTCTTGGTCTGGGTCTGGGTTTAGGTCTAAGTCTGGGTCTAAGTCTAGATCTAAGTCTGGGTTTATGTCTAGATAAGTTAATTGGGACGGCGTGGGAAGCTAGGGCTTGGGGCAGCAGCCAAGTGTAAACATCAGTTGAAACCCCTTGGAGACACGCAGTCACGTACTTAAGAGCGTTATGTACGAGCAACAATAAGACACTCCTTATTGTTTGGCAGGAGTCGCGCCCTGCTCCCAATTTTATCCAATATGTTAAAGAAAGGTTAAGTGAGTTAATTGGGACGGCGTGGGAAGCTGTGAGGGGGTTGAGCGTAATGGCTCGGATACCGCGAAAGTGGAGTGTTACTCACTAGAGACACGCAAGACACAGAAGCTGCATTGAATGTACTGTTGAAATACCCACGTTAGGGGCTGCTCAATGCTGGCAGGGGTCGCACCCTGCTCCCAATTTTATCCAATATGTTAAAGAAAGTTTAACTTACTGACTAGGAGTGTTATGACATTACCAGATGAAAGAACTAGAGCAATCGTAAACGCTAGAAACTTTCTTTATGATTTAACCGATCCAAAGAAAACTCCTCGTGTACCCAAAATAGTTAGGGAAAGAGCGCGTCGTATTCTTAAACATTATCCTTGGAACTTGCATTTGGCGATTGCCGCTGCTGTTATGCCCGATGTGTGGGGTAAACCTGAAAATGGAAAATAACTAATATGGCCCATATCTCCTTCGGCTTATATCCGATAGAAAGAGTAGCGGTGACACGTGGGTTCAAATCCCACTGCGCCGACCATTAACTATGAAAAGAAAACTTAAACCAATAAAACAAATCGACATGGCCTGGGGTAGCCCAGCTTTTCTTTCGCCATATTGGGAAATCAATAAGATCAATGTCGATCACGTAAAAAAGAAAAAAAGCTATTCAATCGGCTCCCGTGCAAAACTTCGGAATAGAATAAAAGGGTTACATAAAAAAATAGGAAACGCTGAAACAAAAAATAAACATATTGTTGTTGCAGCTGGTGCAACGCAAATTGTATTAGGATTGATGCACGTACTTCGAGAACAAAATCCGAAAATCAAATCAGCTTGGGCTAAACCACCACACTTCTCCAGATTTCCCAAACTAGCGGACTTTGCAAAGCTAGATTGGTTTAATACAGAAGTAGCTATTACAATCACCAGTAACCCAAACAATCCAGATAATAGTATCTCAGATGAAACAGGATCAACCATTCTGGATCTATGTTATAATTGGCCACAATATACAGATCAAGTTAAAAAGTATGATCACCCAGTAATGGTATTTTCTTTAAGTAAAGCAACTGGTCACGCAAGCACACGCATAGGCTGGGCTATCCTAAAAGATAAAGAATTAGCAAAAGCACTGGAAACTTATATCGAAATAAGTACGGGTGGATTATCAATCGACGCGCAAATCCGTGCTGAAAAAGTAATTGAACACCAGTTATCCACAGATTATACAGTATTTGATTATGGAAAACATGTTTTAAATGAACGTTGGAAAATCATAAATAAATTAGTAGAAGAAAATAAACTTTATTTTACAGTCATGAATTCATCTGGAATGTTTCTTTGGGCCAACGGACTGTGCCCGCCCCACATATCCAAGATAAAAGGATCGGATTTAAAAGCAACTGATGAATTCTTTAGATTAAATGTTGGATGTGGGCAAGGTGATTTTGATAACTTCTTACAAACAATATGCAAAGGAATTGACACAAGCCACCTGTATAAGATAAAAGTATATTACTAGCCAATGGTTACACCCAGGAACTTATGGTCAGCCCAAAGAGAAGGTCCCATTGGTGAAAGGTTGCAGGCGCGTGTACCTTGGTTGATAAAAAAACGGGCGCACATTCTTGACAGTGAATTAAATCATACTCTATAGTTTAAGTGATGCAGAAAACATATAAGTTGAAGCTCGCTCCACAAACTCTTAAATACCTCAAAAAAATCAAGCGCAAATACAAAGTTAAAGTTTCTGTTGGACCTATTCAAGACTTCTCTATAGATGAGTTCGGACTGGAATCTTCGCCCGGACTTTTTATTGTTTCCGAAGGAAAACCATACATTTACGTTAGCAACAGACAGCCATACAAGGCTGGTCATGATTATGTTGTTTTACATGAGATAGGACACCTTTTATCCGACCGATACAAAATACAAAAAACGAAATACGCTCCGCAGGAGGAGGCGTATGCTAACGGTTTTGCTCTTGCAATTGCAACAGAGTTGAATTTACCATTAAATAAGTCGATTTTACAAGAGATGGGAGAATACTCTCATTCATTTTTTAAAAGAAATATATCTAGCCGGAAACATAATAAATGAAAAACAAACTATCACACAGCGCATCGAACCAGTTCATGGATTGTCCCACTAAATGGAAGTTCCATTATGTAGATCGTATTCGTTCCAGAACTCAACATGCAGCACTTGCATTTGGCTCCGCCGTTGACTCGGCTGTAACGTCTATGCTTAAAGAGAGCGAGAAGAAACCAGAAGACGTATTCGCTTACTTCTGGCGCTTCCAAGACATCAACGGTAAGCAAACCTATCTACCAACTTGTACGCAAATTGTATATGCCAACTCGGATTATGACGAGGAGCTTCTTCTTCCGGAAGACCTTGATAAACTTAGGGAAGAGTTTAAACTTGAGAATCCATTAGCAGAAGTTCAAAAGGTGTACTCTGAGAAGGAGTACATGGGCTTCGATGGTTTACCAGAAGACCGTAAAAAAATTCTTAATTATGCAAATTGGCTATCACTCAATCGTAAAGGTTTGTTAATGATTCAAGCTGTACGAGAAGAGGTAATGCCTAAGATTAAGAAGATGCACGGCGCACAGGTCTACTGTAAGCTAGAGAACGATGTTGGGGATCTTATTGTTGGCTACGCCGATATGGTAGCAGAATGGGAAGGATATGATGAACCTATTATATTTGACTTTAAAACTTCTGCAAAGGATTACGCTATTGATTCGGTACTTACGTCGCCGCAATTAACCTTGTATGTTCATTCACTCAGCAACGAGTACAAGAATACCCGTCGCGCTGGGTATATTGTCTTAAACAAGAACGTGAGAAAGAACCGAACAAAGATCTGTAAGAAGTGTGATTATGTAAACGAGGGCACTAACCACAAGACTTGCAACAATACGGTAGAAGGTCTTCGTTGTAATGGAGAATGGAATTCAAAGCTCGACCCCAAGATTCACGTACAAGTTGTGATCGACTTGATTCCAGAGAAGACAGAACAGATTGTCCTTGAGAACTTCGATTACATCAACGCATCTATTAAGAATGGTGTATATCATCGTAACTTCTCAAGCTGCGTAAAGCCTTATGGAAAATGCACATTCTATAACCTCTGCTACAAGGACAGCATGGATGGGCTTGTTAAGCTGGAGGAAAAGTAATAATGTTTTGGACAACAAGGTCTGGAGATGTAATATATATCTCAAAAATGACAACACAACACATTGAAAACTGTATTCGACATTTAGAATTAAACCCAATTTTTGCTGGTAGTTATTCAATAGATTCATCTGAAATTGATTGTCATTTTGATTATGAACTAACTGATTCTTGTATAAAAGCTTTTAAAAAAGAACTGAATAAAAGAAAAAATGAGTTACGTTGAGCATTGTAAGAAGCACGGTCAGTATCACGGAGAAATCTGTGGTGAGTGTTTTGAGGATCTCAAGGTAGAGAATACCAGACTGCGAGAAGCGTTAAAATACATTGCCTTTGTTGGCCCCGATCAATGTGAAGATATTCTATTTGGAATTCAAAATAATTGTTTAGCCGAAGTGTATAAAGCTGAAGCGTACCGAACACTTTGGGAGGAAGAATGACAAACGAAGTAACCCATACGATCTGTCCTGAATGCAGTTTATGTTTTACTCCTGACTCTTACGATATTTTAATTAAAAGGTTAGTGGCCGATAACGACAGACTGCGAGAAGCCTTACAATCAATTGTAAACAGCGGTCCGGCATCACCCGGTGATAAGAAACATGAAATAGCTAAAGCCGCATTGATAGGAGAATGATTATGTCATTGGGTTCGTTTTATCTTTTTGCTGGATTCGCTGGTTTATTTCTAGGTGTCGTCATTATGTTAGTGAATAAAAAATGAAAGAACATTTAATTAGATTAATTCTAGATTTATTCTATGCAGCTTGTTACATATTCTTAACTCATACTGGTTATGACATAACAGATAAGCTTCAAGCCGGTAAAAAAAATGTTATCGGATATGTTATAGCTTGGATCATAGCTGCAACAATAATGTTTTTCTTAACCAAACAGCGTTACGATAAAGAAGTAGAAGAGGGTAAAAAAGAAGATGAAATTTAATCCCGAGAATCATGTCGTAGGTAAAGTGTATGATCTTACTCAAGAGAATATGAATGCTATGTTAATTCATATTGATACGCTTGAAAAAGAAAACGAGCATCTACACGCAATGTTAACTGCAATTAAACAATCTCTGATTGAAATTAGTATTCAATCGGAAGGCACAGTAATGGCTATTGACGAAATGGAAACTAATAAAGTATTATAAACTTATGATTAAAAAATATGAGACATTCCTTAAAATTGACAAAGATCATTCACCTTCGCCGGGCATTGAAATTGTCGGTAAACTACGTCCTGATGTGTATCGAGTGGATTATGACTATAATACCGATAGTGTAACATTTGTTACGATGGAGTCTAACCACGACGAATTGGTTGATCTACCCGGAACAGAGTACGAGGCTGTTATTTCAGACGTTGACACCTTTCTTACACCAGAATGTCAGGCTCGATTCGACGCTGTTGGGTTTTTACATAAGTTCAATATCCTTTTATACGGCGCCCCAGGTACAGGGAAAACCTGTCTAGTTAATCGTGTTGCACAAAAGGTGATCGCTAGTGGTGGGATTGTATTATTCAATCCTACACCTGTTTCATTAAAGACAACATTCACTGCTCTTGATTCTATTCAACCAGAGACAAGAGTTCTTATTATCTTTGAAGAAATGGATGACCATGTTCGTCGTGATGAAGCAACTCTGCTACATGTACTAGACGGCGAGGTACAAAAGAAGAACGCAATGTTCATCGCTACAACAAATTACATAAACAAGATCCCTGCCCGTGTTCGTAGGCCGGGTAGGTTCTCTACTGTTGTGGAAGTTAAATTCCCAAACACAGAAGCACGTCGAGCATATTTAAAAACCAAACTCAAAGATGCTACTGTTATTGAAACAATTGTGGAAAGAACAAATGACTTTAGTATTGATGAATTGAAAGAAGTTGTTCGCGGACATTACTGTATGGGGAAAGATTTAAATTCCTACATTAGTTATGTTGCCAAGAATTCAGGCAAGGAAATTGATCAAAAGAATTCTGACGATTATGATGATGATGATCAAGGATTTATCGGCGACCCTGATGATCTTAGTTACAGACAAGCATTGATTGGATTCTTAAATAAAGAATCAACTTCAATTAAAAAAAGAAGGTAATATGGGCAGACCTAAAAAACAAGTTGAACCTGAAACACAAACAAACGTACTAAATACGGGGAATACAATGAAAGAACTAAATCAAAAATCCAGTCTTAACGATCTAGCTTTAGGAATTGCAAAAACTAAAGATGGATGGGCTGTTGTTGAAATTGCATATAATGCAGAATCTGGTGAATCTGACTTGCAAGATATTCACACAGCTGGTATATCTAGAGATGACGCAATTGAGTTGTTTAAGATTACAGCAGTGGAGAAAGGACTTGTATGAAAACAGTAACAACACCAAAAGGCACAGCACTCCCTTTAGCAAACCTAAAGGGAAAAGATTATTTGATGGTTGCTCACAGGCTTCAATGGTTTAATGAAGCTGAAACAAACTTTCGCATTGAAACGGATTTTCTCCTCGTCAATGACGATCAAACTGTAGCTCGGGCTACTGTGACCGTTTTTGACAAGGAAGGCAAAGAAGTTAAACGCGCTAGTGCAACAAAGCGTGAAACTAAAAAAGATTTCTCCGATCATACCGAGAAAGCGGAAACATCGGCGGTTGGTCGTGCCCTAGCGATGCTTGGGTATGGCACACAGTTCGCAATCTCTGATCTTGACGAAGGTGATCGGATTGTAGATAGTCCAGTTTTAGATACAAGAGGCGCAGCTTCATCATCTTCAGCAGCATCGTCTGCTGCTGTATCTGCGCTAGAAGCAGGTGTCGGCTCTATTGCCGATATTAAAAAAGCTGGATCATTTAGAAAGACCCCAGCTAAAAAGCCCGATGTGGCAGTAGGAGCAGAATCAGATGGATGGGAATGAAGCAGTACAATTAGAACAAGAAATGATTAAACAAGAACAGTTGGCTCAAACTCCACCTGAAGAAGTTGCTGCTTCTATGTTTAATTTATATTTACCACGTTTTCAAATGATGGTAGATAAACTAAGCAATAAGTCACTAAAACGTGTTCTTAGGGCTTTAATTGAATACCCACTAGTAGAAGAGGACACAAAGTTTTCTTCTGACTTGGAAAAAGAAACATTTCTTGTTGCTGAGAATTTGATTCTCGCAAAGATTATGATGATCAATCATACTCTAATGGAACATGAAATGGGGTTGCAAAACCCAGTATCAAATGATAGTATCTTAGAAGAAGTTAAACAGGAGAATGAATCAAATGGCTAAATCAAAACGTACTGTAGTTGGGTCTGTCTGTAAATCTAAAGATACTGGTAAGCCAGATTATCTTGTTCTTCGTGGACAAACAGCAGATGCTCTTGCGAAAGCTCTTCTATCGGCTGATAAACAAAAAGGACTTACCCTCAAACTAGAGAGCAAGAAGTTCCAAATGGAAAGTCTTGATGCTGCTGTTGCTGGGGGTAAGCTATCAAGCGATCTAGCTGAGAAGATCAAAGCTGATCGTATCGAAAAGATTCCTGAATGGGTTCGATTTGAACTTGTTCTAGTTGAATCCCAGAAATAACCCATAGAATGGGTTCGTGACACCTACCTAATCGTGATGGCGGTTTGTGTAACTATTTATCCATTTGCAAATTAAATAGTGAGAGTGGTGTGTTCGGGATGCAGTCCCGGTGCTTTGTGGAAAGCAACTTTGTTTTTTTGATGGTATCAAAACAATGAAAGCTTATAAGCATCCACCGTATTTTGAAGATTTTGGTGGTTAAAGTCTTCCGTGTGGCCCCGGCGTTAACGGGGCGTTTTTTTAAAAGGGGATAGTCATGATGGCACATTTTGTAAGATTTACTAAAGGTGTTGCAGATAAAGGCAAACTCATTCCCCAGAATGAAGTATTTGATCACGTTGAAGATAATGAAAATGATTATTATGCATCTGCTTATTTATACAACGATAATCAACTAGATGAGTTTAAAAAAACAGGTACCGTTCGCGGCATCAAAAACGTTGTAACCAATCGTATTTGGTTCGATTTCGATACAAGCGAAGATCCAACCTTTGCACAAATTGACGCTAAAGAAGCAATCCGACGTTTAGAAAAATACGGCATTCATCGGAACAATATCGAGATTTATTTTTCAGGTAACAAGGGATTTCATCTTGTTGTAACCTTGAACAAATTTATTACACCAGAACAAGTATACAACATCTGTGTAAAAAAGTTTGGAACAAATTTAAAATCTTTAGATAGTGCTGTATACGATCCTTCTAGGATCTTTCGTGTTCCTGGAACAAAACACCAAAAAAGTGGTTTATATAAAATCCCACTAACATATAACCAAATTCAAACTCTTTCAATCGGTGACATCAAAAGACTAGCAACATCACTTGATAATATCACTGAAGAATTTGAATGGGAAATAGCTAATCCAAAAGAAGAGCTATTTGCTATGGAAGAAAAGAAGAAAGAAAAAAAGGAAATTATTCCTGATCTTCTAGACTTCTCCAAAAAACCACCGCAATGGAAAAATTGTAAGTGGGCTCTTCTTCAGGGTAACTTCAAAGAAGGAGAACGTCATAACGCATTGATGGTAATTGCAGCAACTTGTCGTGGCTTGGGCTATGACAAAGACACAACTTACTATATGTGTAAGTCTGCAATGAAGAAACAAGCAACGATCACCGGGCAAGAAGAGTTCAATAAAGAAGAACTGTATACAAACATTATCGAGCAGTCTGTGTTCACTGATAACTGGGAGGGCGGGCAGTATAGCTGTTCTAAACCCGGTTGGCTTCAAACCTATTGCCAAACGCTAGGTGGTCATAAATGTAAAGTAGAAGAAGCAGAGCCACCAGTCATCAAGATTGAGGACATGGGCACATTGTTTTCTTCTTATGCACAAAACTTTGAGCAAAACATTATTAAGACAGGAATTCCTAAACTTGATAACCACGCTACTATTTGTGCGTCTACCCTAAACGGATTGCTTGGTCAACCCGGTGCAGGGAAAACATCAATGTCCCTACAGTATCTTCTTAATACCTCTCAAAACAACGTACATTCAACTTTCTTTAGCTTAGATATGGGTATGCCCATCGTCTATGCCAAAATGATTCAAAAGCACACTGGATGTGATTTTAAAGAAGTCCTACGTATCTTTAAAGAAGATCCCAAACTCGCCGCTAATCTAAGTGAACAATTAAAGCAAGAATATAGAAACGTTGGATTTAATTTTAAATCAGGATTAACTGTACCTGATCTAAAACAAACAATAGTTGATCAAGAACAACAGAAGGGTGAAAAGGTTAAACTTGTTGTTATTGATTACTTAGAATGTTTAGCTGGTCCATATTCCGATCAAACAGCAAACACTGGATTTATTGCAAATCAACTAAAGGATCTTGCAAATGACCTATCTGTTGCTGTATTACTATTATTACAGACTCAGAAACATTCAACACCAGATGTTTCAGATCCATTACTATCTCTTAAAGGCGTTAAAGGATCTAGTTTGATTGAACAAAGTTGTAGTTCTATTCTAACTCTATGGAGAGAGGGATATAATCCTAAAACGGTTAATGACGATAAATATATTTCGTTTGCTATTGTTAAAAACAGATTCGGTTCTTTATGGTCCGGTGATTTTAGCTGGCACGGAGTCACTGGTGATATTCGAGAATTAACCGAAGAGGAAGAAGAAAATCTTTCAGAGTTTCGTGTTAGAAAAGCACAGGCAAAATTAGAGGCAGCCCAACAACAAACTGGGTGGGAATAATATGGCACCAAAGAAAAAACAAATAAGCAATGACGAAATCAATACGTTTGTATTAGCTTTTATGGGCGAATACATCAATGTTGTTACTGACATTATGATATTGGATTACGCTCAAAACGAAGCACAAACAATGGAACAAAACGCACCAATGGTTGCGCGTGGATATTTATTAGATGAAGATGATTCATTTCTTTATCTTGGCGAAAATCCACTTGAAATAACACAAGCAATAGCTAAAAACAAAGTAGCAATGATTCAAGTAGAAAGAAAAAAATCTAAATATGAAGAGATGTTAGAAGAAATGGGAGATGCTAATAAAAAGGATATTAATTAATTGTGACAGAAAAGTTAACACAATTATTAATAAAAGACTTTAATCCTAAATTTCTGGCTTATGATCTTTTTGAAAATAATATAAACATTGTAATTGCATCTGATTGTTTTATAAATCAAGCAATGGTTGATAGAATAAGAAGTGTTTATGCTTGCGTAGAAAATAATTTACCAGAATTATTTGAAAAAAACAGCATTTTCGTACATGCTTTTACTGAAGACCAGTTACTTGATGTTTTAAAATCACAACTTGAAGAAGGTATATAATGACCGAAGGCAGCGTTGTTATTATTGGTGGTAAATTTGATGAAAGAGTTAGAAAAAACGATGACTCTAATATAGTAGGAACAATTGTTAATAATGTTAAAGGTGAAGTTTGGGTTTTATTACCAGATGGAAATATTTGGGTAGGGAAAGAATATCTAGTTTATCCAGTCGAAGAGGATGAACAATGCACGACAGACTAATCTATGGTAAGAATGAAACACAAAGAATTGTTTCTATTGAAGCTATGGAAAGCGCAGCTGCGCTGGAGATTTTTGTAGAAGATGAAAATAATAACGTTAGTTCTCATCTTGTTAGTAATCGGTATTGGATTCTTTCGAATAACAACGTTGATCAAAAATTTGCACGATTAAACGGCAACCTTCATTACAAGTGGGGAAAACAATTCTCTACTCGTGAAGATTTCATTAGTTTTAAGAAACAACATCAAAAGTACGATTTGTATTCTATTCATGACCAAAAGGAATCGGCTATGGTCAAGGATGGAATTACGTATTTCAAAGGCATGAAGCCACAAGATGTTTCAATTCTTTCATTTGACATCGAAACCACTGGACTTAATGCACAAGCAAACGATGCAGCAGTTCTTCTTATTTCAAATACATTAAGGATCGGAAATAAAACACAAAGGAAATTGTTTGCTTACTCTGACTATAATAACGATCCTGTACAAATGGTGGAAGCGTGGTCGAAGTGGGTAAGAAGCGTAAATCCCTCGATTATCTGTGGTCATAATATTTACTCATTCGACTTGAAGTATCTTTCAGAATACATGCAAGTAAATGGTAATAACTTATATCTTGGGCGCAATGATACCGCCATTCGATTTGAAACATATGAATCAAAGTTTCGTGTAGATGGAACCCGAGATCTACACTACAACAAAGTTAAATGCTATGGGCGGGAACTTGTAGACACAATGTTCCTTGCCTACAAATATGATATTGGTCGCAAGTACGAGAGCTATGGCCTAAAGAAGATCATTGCTCAAGAAAAGCTAGAAGCGGAAGACCGGGTATTTTATGATGCTTCACAGATCCGGTTTAAATACAAAGACCCCAAGGACTGGGAACTAATCAAACAATACTGTTTGCATGACGCAGATGATGCACTCAAACTGTTTGATCTTATGTCACCACCCTTTTTTTATATGACTCAATCTGTACCTAAAAGCTTTCAGTCTATGATTGAATCTGCTTCTGGTAGTCAGATTAATTCAGTCATGGTTCGCAGCTACTTACAAGAAAGACATAGCATTCCAAAGGCATCTGCTACCGTTGAGTACGAAGGTGCTATCAGCTTTGGAAATCCAGGCATCTATCGAAATGTATTTAAAGTTGACGTTGCATCCCTATATCCATCAATCATGATCGAGTACAAAGTACATTCTCCTCAGAAAGATCCAAACAAGAACTTCTTGAATCTTGTACAGACGTTTACCGAACGACGACTTTATCATAAGAGCCTAGCTAAGACAGACAAGTATCACGATGATATGCAAGCTGCGTTCAAGATTTTCATTAACAGTTGCTATGGATTTCTAGGAAGCACCGGCCTTAATTTCAATATGCCAGATGGTGCAGCATTCATCACTAAAACAGGGCGAGACATTCTATCCAAGTCAATTCAATGGGCAAATACAAAAGACTTTAGAATTGTTAACGCAGACACTGATTCTATTTCATTTACAAGATCAGATGAGTCTGAATTTACAAACGATGACAGGGGTATGATCTTAAATGAAATCAACTCATTGTTCCCATCTACAATTCGATTTGAAGATGATGGTTTGTATAAATGTGTTATTGTATTTAAAGCAAAAAACTATGTCCTATATGACGGACATAAAATTAAAACAAAAGGTTCTGCTATTAAAGCAACAACTAAAGAACCAGCTTTACGTGAGTTTATTAATACAATCATCAATAATATTATAGCTGGACATACTGATTATAATTCTGTTTATAAAAAGTATGTTGTAGAAGCTTTCAATATTAAAGATATTAAGCGTTGGGTTTCCAGAAAAACTATTTCAGAGAAGACTCTCAATCCACAAAGAACAAACGAGCAAAAGATATTCGATATTATCCAAGACTCAAACTTCTCCGAAGGAGATAGGATCTATTGCTTCTTCAGAGAAGACGGTAGTTTAGCTCTTGTGGAAAACTTTGACGGTAACTATGATAAAGACAAGATGCTTGAAAAGCTTTACAAAACCTCAGAGATTTTTGATACAGTCCTTCCTGAAGGGATCTTCATCAATTATAAATTGAAGCGTAATAAAAAAGCTTTAGAGGAATTGGTGTCAAATGAATAGTTACTTAATTGCTGGGCTGCTTGTTTTATATGGCGTGGTTATTTGGGTCATTGCTTCCAGAAAGTATTATGGTTTAGGATATGACCATGCAATTGAAGATATTGAAAAAATATCTCTTGCATTAAAAAAAGAAATAGAAAAAAGACAAAAGAATGAAGAATAAATTTTTTCAACTTGCTCGTAATATCTCTAAACACTCAGATCATCCAGCACATCAACTCGGTGCCGTTATTGTTAGAGGTAATCGAATTATCTCTCTTGGTTTTAATAAAAATAAAACCCACACAAAATCTAATCATGCATGGAAAAGACTACACGCTGAAATTTGTGCAATCATCAAAACTAAAGAAGATTTGACAGGTTGTACCATTTACGTTTATCGTGAAACTAAGCTTGGTAATCTAGGAATGGCTCGTCCATGCCCAACATGTTTGGCAGCGATACAAGAAGTTGGAATTAAAAAAATTTGCTACTCAACCGAAAACGGCTACAAGCAAGAAATAATTTGAGGTAGTTAAATGTCACATTTTATTATTAAAGAAAAAAGCAAGCTACAAGAAATGCAAGTTGGTACAAAGATTCCTGAATCTGATTTTAGTATCATGACCCCAGATGGAATATTTGTACAACTTCAACACATTGAAGAAGATGAAGTCGATGCTCCATACGAAGTCAATCCTGGTATTTGGGTTATCCAAAAAGTGGCAACGGGATTAAAGTTGGTTAAAACTTCTTTCGTTAAAGACGAGATTCTTTCATCTTTCGTACATACACAATCAATTACCGATAAAATTGATTGCTTCTTTAAAAAGCTAGACGTGTACAAAAAGCATGGAATTGAAATTCCTAAACGGGGGCTGCTTCTTTATGGCCCCCCAGGTTCAGGTAAAACAACGGTCATCAATAAGGTAGCAGAGCAGTATGCCAGTGATGGTAAAACAGCAATCATCATTTGGCCCACAGATAAGTTTGAGGCATTCACCGTTAAAGACTTTATTAAAAGCTTTACATATGTAGGTGTTGATAAAATTATTCTTGTTGTTGAAGACATCGGTGGTACTGAGATGGACCAGACTCGTATGCGCAGTGATTCTTCTTTACTCAGTCTTCTTGATAATCAAGAGAAGACATTTAAGATTCCAGTATTGATTCTAGCAACAACTAACTTCCCAGAAGTATTTCTAGGCAATCTTACAAATCGTCCACAACGGTTTGACGATAAGATTGAAGTAGGTTTACCCCCAGCCGAGTCTCGCGCAGAGCTTCTAAAGTTCTTTTCTAAAGAAGATACTCCATCTGATGAGGCTCTTACCTTTATCAAAGGTAAAGCCTGTGCAGAATTCTCTCCAGCACATATCAAGGAATCGATCATTCGAGCTGCTATTTATGACAAACAATTAATTGATACTATCAAAGAAGTAGCACAAGAGATTGAGAAATATAAGAAAGCATTCAGCAAACAAAAATCAGTTGGGATGGGGATGACTGACTATGACTAGACCCATTAAATATAATAGATATTTAAATAATATGTTCTCAATTAATTCCAATGAATATTTAACTGGAATGTTTCAAGAGAAAATAAATATACACAGCCACCTACTAGATTTATATGAAGATAAAATTAATTCAATGTCATCTCGTAGACATGACCAAAAACTATTAAATGAATGTGTTACACCGGCATTTAGTAAATACAAATTGATTGACATTGATATGAGTGATTATGATTAATTCAGAACCATTCAACAAATATATAAATAAAAGAGATGGAATTGATAAAGATTCTTATTTAGTATATCTTAAACAAGATAACATTGACTTGATGAATCATTTTTTAAACAAGGAATCTGAATCAATAAATAGTTGGTCATCTAAAAAACACGATAAAGATTCTTGGGGTCAAGTAATGGCAGAGATTCGAGAAAGACATCACAGTGGATAATCTTGTTAATTTAGGTAAATTTAAAAAAGATAAAGAAAAAGTAAAAATTCTAGAAAAATCAGAAAAAATCATTGAAGAGATGAAGATTATTCTGTATATAATGGAATTGGCAATAAATGGGTTGAGTCACTTTAATAAATACGTATTTGTTACAGAGTGTGTATCCGTTTTACAAAGTAATAAAATTCTTCTTGAGATCCATCTTAATAAATATATAAAAGCTGTAGAAAAAATTAAAGAAGAACAAAAAAATGGTGAACTGGAAAAACCTAGTAAAGAAGATCCCAAATAAAGTCCAACTTTCCAAACGAGGAGAGTATGAAATTGTTTGGGTTGACTCCTTTAAACAACACGACGTAGTGGGTGAGACTAGATTTGATCGCAAGCAGATTGCTATAAAAGATAAACTGTCACCAAAGAACACAGTAATCACATACTTACACGAAGTTGCACATGGTCTTTCCGCAGAACATGACATGCAGCTTACTGAAAATCAAATTCTCGCATTAGAAAAGGGCTTGTACTATCTACTAAAAGATGGTAACTTGTTTAAGAAGGATTAAGCATGAAAAAAATACTAATTCTTGGTGATTCCCATCTTCCATATACTGACTTTGATGTTATCAAACAGGCATATGAATTTAATAAAAAATTTAAAGCAGATATTGTGGTTTCAACTGGTGACATGACTGACCAGAAATACTGGAGTCGGTTTCCAAAGTCACCAGAGGACGACGGTGGATTACTTGAATGGGAAAAAGTTTTAGATGGTGCAAAAAAGTTTGCTAAAATGTTTCCGAACATGATTATCCTTAATTCAAATCATGATCGTCGGTATGCAAAAAAAGCAGCAGAGAGCGGCATTCCTAAAATTATGATTCGAACCTTATCGGAACTTATTCCAAACAAAGGTTGGAAGTGGCACCTTGGTCCAGATCCGCTTGTTATTGACAACACAGCGTTTATGCACGGCGACGAACTACAAGGCGGAGTTAAAGCTAAAGCCAATGTTCTTGGAATGAATGTTGTACAAGGGCATTCACACAAGGCAGAGCTTCACTATGTGAATACGTTTGGTAAGAGCCTATTTGCAATGGATGTTGGATGCACAGTAGACACCAAGAGCGCGGCATTTGATTACGCAGCAACATCGCTTACAAAAGTTTGGACAGGGTTTGGGTATATTGAAAACGGTGTTCCCCATTTAGTACCAAAGAAAAAATAAGAGGTAATTTATGAAAACAGCAAGCCAAGTAAAAGCAATTGCAGAAAGTTCAAAAGTACAACAAACTACCACCGAACTACAAAAAATACTAACATCAATAGAAAAGGCAGCAGAAGATGGTAATTTTAAAGTGGCATTTAAAGTTAGACACAATCCAACACAAACAATTGTGCAACAGCTAGAGCAACTTGGTTATACTGTCAGCGAAGAATCTGGATTAATTGTTGTTGATTGGTCATAATTTTGTTGGGCAGTAGCTCAGTTGGTAGAGTGCGCCGCTGTTAACGGCGTGGTCGTAGGTTCGAACCCTACCTGCCCAGCCATTATTTAAAAAATAAACTATGAGTAATAATAAAAGTAAATTATTTAAAAATAATACTAACAAACTTAATAAACATCGAAACGAACTTGTGCCAAATTTTTGGATTGGCAGGAGAAGCGAATCGGTGTGCTCTATAAAAAACGAATCAATTTACGAAAAAATCGAAACTACAGAAGACATGGACACCTACACTAAAAGTGATATTTATCGTAAAAAAGACGACATACACATACTAGAGTTATTTAAAAGATGTAATATTTTAAATACTGTAAACCATTTAAAAATACGTTAATTAAAAGGAGAAACAACATGAAAACAATTCAAGTATTACTTCGTGATGAAAAGGCAATTGCACCAACCCGTAACAAAACAACAGATGCTGGATTAGACTTATATGCTATGGAAGATAAGTTTATTGAACTAGGGTCAACAGCTATTATTCGAACTGGTTTATCTGTAAACGTTCCAGAAGGAATGGTTGGTAAAATTGAAGATCGTAGTAGCCTTGCTGCCAAAGGATTACGAACGGGGGCTGGTGTAATTGACGCTGGTTATAATGGGGAGGTTGGTATTGTAATTCACAATCTAACATCAACATCAACAACCGATCCTGTTTTATTACGCAAAGGCTATCAAATTCGTCGTGGAGATAAAATAGCACAACTCCTTACATATCAAATTGAAACACCCTCAGTTGAGGTTCTTAATAATCTTTGGGAATCTAAACGGGGCTCTGGTGGGTTTGGGAGTTCAGGCCGATGATTACAAATGAGTTCTTTCAAGGATACCACCAAGCCCTTAATACGGTAGAAGAAAATGTCGAAGCACTTCTTAAACTCAGACAACAAGGCGATAACGACTTCTTCTATACTAGCGCACTCAAACAAGTTAAATCTCATATTGAGCAGGTGCGTAAATCTTATAAAGAACTACAAAAGCAACTTTCAAATGAGCAAAAGAAAAAGCGAACTTGAAGATAAAATAGAACAACTTGAATCTGAGTTAGAGGAATTAAAAACCACTAACAATGCACTAAGACGCAGACTTAGGAAAATAGATAGTAAATTTAATGAAGATGATTATTTAGAAGATGATCAAATAGAAAAAAAATACGAAAGACTAAAACAATATGCCTGTCCTTATTGTAAAAAATTAACAATGGAGGAAGTTGAAATAGCCGGTCGTTTTTTTAAAAGGTGTGATAATTGTGGCAAAAGAACGAAAGCCGAAAAAACACAATAAAAAAACATTTGTTACAGGCGCATTACGACGCGCTTCTCTCCGTTGGCCTCCTAGAAACATGGCTTTAAAAAAAGCCCGTGTTGATAGGGGGCTTTATCGTTGTTCAATGTGCGGAGAAAGCTTTAAACGTGATGACATTCATATTGACCACATTATGCCTATTGTTGATCCATCAAAAGGATTCATCGGATGGGATGATTATATTGAAAAACTCTTTTGTCAAGAAGAAGAATTTCAAATCCTCTGTAAGTACGATCATGAAGTAAAAACATTAGTAGAAGATGAAATGAGAAAAGCATTAAAAGATGTTGACAAAGTAGACACATCTGAGTAATAGTATATTTATGAAGTTGAAACTTGCGTTTATTCAAGATCCGATAACTAAATTACCTTCTGTCTCACTGACAAATCTAGTAATCTCCGTTTTATTTCTTCTTGTTGCAGCTGGATTAGATTTGTCTGGTAAAGTAAAAGGAACTAGCATTGCTCTTGAGTATTTTGGTGTTTCTTCTGCTTTGTATTTTTCAAGGCGCATTAATGTAAATGGCCGTAGTTTCACGGCAGAAAGTGAAGATAAAGGTAATGATTAAACGATTTTTAACAGCGGCTGTTGTTGGTATTGTTATTAGCTCAGTTGTTGGTGGTATGTTGGTCGTCAATAATTTAACAAAACTTATTAATAATACACCAGTTGCAACAAATACACAGGATTTGGATACTTCAATGTTACCAGATCCAGTGGAAATTAAAGAACCAGAACAACAATCGATTGAAACAAATGATTCTGGTATTCCAACTTTAAATTTATCTAAAGGAAATTTTATAGTTCTCTACGGTCCTATTTATGAAAATGGAAACGAAGTAGCTGAAGCTATTAAGAAAGCAACATCTCGCCGTGGACCGCTTTCTGGAAATGATCCTTTATATCTTTTAATCGATAGCCCAGGGGGAAGCGTAATTACTGGTGGTGCTATTATTTCTGCAATGGAAGCATCACCCGTTCCTGTACACACGGTATGTTTACAATTGTGTGCTTCTATGGGCGCCATGATCCATCAATATGGTGTAAAACGTTATAGTGTAAATCGTAGTCTTCTAATGTTTCATGATGCGGCTGGTGGCTTTCAAGGTCCATTTCAACAAGTTATGTCTCGCATGAACACAATCAATCGTTTTGTTAATAAAATGTTTGCAAATGTTGCAAAACGCTCTGGACAGCCTTATAAAGATTTTATGCTTAAAATTGGTCCTGAGATTTGGGTTGATGGAGAAGATGCTGTTACTCAACATTATAGCGATAGTCTTGTAAGCGTTGTATTTGAAAATAGTGACGCAGTAAATCCACCTTCTTTTGAGACTCTTCAGATGAAAGAAGAAATTAAAAAGAAGATTCTTAGCGCAGAATACATCAAACAATAATATGGAATACATTGTCGGTCTGATTATAGGTTTAGTGGGTTGGTTGTTCTTTGAACGATCAAAGAGAAAATCTGCTGAAGGTGCTCTAGAAAACTTAGAGACACGAGAAGAAACCCTGAAACTAGATAAAGAAGCAACAAAGAATACAGGGCTACTTGAAGCGGAACAAGCAAAAAGAGAGGAGATTAAAAATGAACAAGATAAAAAATCTCTTAGTGACATTGCTCGTTTTCTCAATGACCGTAAGTAACAGTGCGTTTGCCGACGACGCACTTGTTTTAAACAAAGGACAATCTGCCCCATTTACCGGACTCCTCTTAACTGAGGATAAAGCAAATGAAGTTTATAATGATATTAAAAAGTATAAACTTCTAAATGAATCCTTAGAAAAAAGCGTAATTCTATACAAGCAAAACGAAGAACTTTACGATAAAAAAGTAAACATTCTTTTAGAACAAAATGATAAATTATCAGAGAACCTTCTACAAGCTAGAACAACAAGTAATTGGGAAAAGGTACTTTGGTTTGGACTAGGGTTTTTGTCTGTTGGACTAGGAATTTATGGTGTCAAAACGATTACCAAATGAACAGTCCCTAGAAGATCTATTAAAAACGATAGAAGAATCCGAAGAAAAGAACATTGTCGGAGTTTCCGATGATGTTTTTTCTTTTATTACGCACTTTAATATTTTACCCGGAGAAGAGTTAGTATTGAAGAGTGTGCTATATGATCTATATTGTAGCTGGTCCAAAACACCGATTAGTAAGTTTGCATTTGGTTCAAAGGTAGCAAAGTATTTTTTAAATCACCAAAAGGGACCAAGAAATTATCTTAAAATTAATTTAAATTCAATATCAATACAGAAAGAAACCATTCTAAATTTAGAAAAAAACAAATTAAACAAAATAAAATATCCAACATGGCAAGCACATTATAATCAATTTTTAAATTTTTATAAGATTAAAAAAGGAAACTCTTGGGTACAAAGCTACGTGCTGATGCATTTTTATGACAAGTGGTGTTATAAAAATAAAAGAAGACGACTTTTATCTGAGGTAAGTTTTTTTAATTTTTGTAAATTGCACTTTGAATATAAACGCAATACGGAGAGTAGGATGATGTGGTTTAAAGTAAATAAAGAATTCATCGACGAATATCTTTCTCCACAAAAGCTTACGCATTTACAACAAGGAAGAGAAAGAACACATGGCAAAAAACAAAAGAGAAAAAACAAAATACCCAGCATTAAAACCTGAACTAAATTTAAAGTCAAGATATGAATTAATCGACTATGATTATATTGACAAATTAAAGGAAGAAGAAAAATCCTGGTTAAATAAGTTTACAGAAGAATACGTAAACGCCAGTTTAGATTCAAAGAATTTAAAAAATAATTTCCACAATACAGACCAATTAAAAAAAGATTGCTACAGAAGAAACAACGCCAGAAATAGAGACATTCTAACTCGGGCAAAAGCTTCTGGTAGTTATATTAGTACAGATGAATTGCTTTTAAATAAAAAATCAATTAAAATAAATACATCAGATACTTTACTCAATAAAACTAGTAATAGCCCGGACAATCTCGAAGAAACCAGCAGCCGAACCGATGACAACAGAAATCAATCCGATGATTTTTAAAACACCATTAATTGCAATAACGTGTTGTTTTAGTGGTTCTATTTCTTGACGTAACATCGTTAAATTTTCTTCAGCAACTTCAGTACGCCGGATGTGTTCTTTAATGTTTTCTTCTTGTTTTGCTGAAGTAACTTTAAGATCAGAAATGTCTTCACTAATCTTGTCTAAGACTTCATAGATTCTTTCGTTATTCATTTTCTTCTTCTCCTATACCAATCATAGATGGAATTGATTCTCTAAAATCGGGACGCTGCATTAGTGCAAAAAGTATGGCTTCTTTTTTAACATTATCACCTTTGGCTAAGGCATCTTTTAAAGACTTTCCATAAGAGCTATATCCAGTTCTACCAATTAAAGTATCTGCGATTTGATCTAATTTTTGTACGGGGAAGTCGTAAACACTTTTTCCAACTTGAATTGGCGCTTTAATAATATTAGGTGTTCCTTTTGAAATAGATTCAAACGCATCTTTTGACATTTTTTTAGCTTGCCCAGCTAGATTGGCTCCAATAACGAGAGGTTTTCGTGCCCAAGATACTTTTAATTGGTTTAATCCTTCTTGTTCGGGCCTCCCCCCCAAAGCCGATCGAATCGTTGCACTTTGTAAGGAGGTTTGTTCAAATTCATTTTTTAATGAATCAATCATGTCTGCCGTATTCTTAAACCCAGATTGTCTGGCCAAGTCATCCAACTCAGCCCCATAACTACTATTTTTTAATTTATTTAAAAGTGGTATCATCCCACCTTCTTCAGAATACATGGCAGCTAAAGCATCTTTACTTTCTTTCCCAGGAAACTTTAATTTTTGAACAGTATCCTCAACTGCTGCCAATAGATTTTCTTTTGGTTTCGTAACATCAGACAACCAAGAATCTCTCAACTCAACCGGTGTTCCTTTTTTAATTAAACTTTCACTTGTTGCTTCCCTAAATTTTGAAAAGTTTTTTAAATTGTCTTTATAACCCGGAACTGCTCTATCAATTGCCGCTTTAATTTCATTTTCTAATTCTCTATATTCTGGTCCCATTTGTTTAATTGTATTTCTTAATTCATGTGCTTCTAATGGATTTGTTTGACCAGAAGCCAATCTTTTTATATTAAACGCCAATTCAGGTTGTTTTTTTTCTATTTCAGAAGCCAACGCGTTAAATGGTTCTGATCGCAACATAGGAACTTTTACTTCATCAAATGAAGCTCGTTCTAATGGGTCTATGATTTTTTTGGCTGCTAAACGATCCATTGTTTTTAATTTTTTAGCTAATGTTGAAATATCCTTTTCTTCTTTTACTAAAACATTTCTAGATGATTGTTCTTGAAGAAACCCAAGCCCCTCTTTTCCCATTTTTGCAGATTCAAACATTTCTTGCATTAATGGGTATTTTAAAAGTTCTTCTTTTGATTTTTGAATTGCACCAGACGCTAATGGACCAGCAGCTCCAAGAACACCACCCAAAACACCACCAGTAACGGCACCAGATTTAACGTCTTCTAATAATTTTTGTTTTTCTTCCGCAGACGCCCCTATCAATCCACCTTCTGTACTACTTAAAGCACCAGTCACGCCCCCTTGAACGGCACCTGTTAGACCAGCAGCAAGAGCCCCTTTACCGGCAGCCTTTAATAACTCCTTACCACCTAATTGAGCCGCTGCCCGCCCCCCAGACGCAGCTAATCCAGCACCACCTGTTGCGATTGCTGGGAGCAGAGAGCCACCGATTTCACCAACAAGACTAGCGGTTGGACTGCGTTCTCTAGCTTCACTTTCCTTTTGTTCTTCAATTTCTAAATACTTTTTATAGAGAGTAGAAAAGTCATTTTTTTCATCAGAAAGTAAAGCTTTACCACCAGCGGTAAGTTCTTCTAATCCACCCATTGTAAGACCGGATAATACACCACGACCCAAATCAGAAGCAGTTTCACCGACTTCTTCTAAAGTTGACTTTGATTCTTCTGTTGGAATGGATTCCGTTAAGGGAACTCGTTCAAATCCTTCTGCTAATGGAACCCTTTCAAAACCCTCTGCTAACTGTGGCATAGTTTTCTTTTCCATTATCGTTTAACCCCAACAATTTCACTTGTTCTATTGCCATCAACAATTTCACTTGTGCCGTCTTCGTATATGAATTGTGTTTGATTTGTTTTTTTATTGTATCCACCATCAATGGCTTTTTTAATTTTTTGTTCTTCTTTTTCTGATTTTATTCCTAAAGATTCTTGTACTTCAGGTAAAACTCTAGAGTCAAAAATTTCCTCTAAGGGCAACCCACGTCGGTTAAACTGTTTTGCTGCGGGACCAAGTAACCCGGTGTATTCTTTTTTTGCAACATTCTTAATTGTATTAACGGCATCAAGTAACTGTTTTCTTTGTTTTGGTTGTAATTTAGCTGTTCCACCCAAACGATCAACCTCGTTTTTTAAACGGTCTAAAACACCGACAGCGCTTTGAATTTCTTTTAATTCTGGTCCTCGAACAACAGATGAATCTCCTTGAAAAAGTTTAGCTGATTGTAATGTTCTGATAGTATCGCCATACATTCCCGCTGATAAATTTTCAAAAGTATTACTAATTCTTTCTGCATTTTTATACATATCAAAGGCGTCTTTATATCCCTTCGTCATCACTTGATCTCTAGCAGCAATAATTGCCTTTTCTTGTTTTTCGCTATAACCCTTTTCTAATAACGCTGCTCTATCTAAAGCTCGTTGTCTAGCATTTTCTGCTCTAGCTTCTCTAGCTTCTCGTTGATTTAAAATATTGGTGAGTTGCGGAGCGTACTTCTCTAACGCCTCAGCTGTTGCAGCTTCAGGAACAGTAATACCTTGTTGTTTTAATAAATCACGCGCAAACTTAGACTCTTCGCTGGCTGGATCTCTGCGACGAGCAAGACGTTGCATTTCATCTTGTTTTGTCTTCATTGTATAAGCAGTGCCGACATCTTCTACAGGCTGCTCGGCTTGTTTAATTAACTTATCATAAAAATCAGTGCTAACTGGTTTTGTGACAACTCCACCCTTAACTGTTCCAGTTAATCCAGTAGCAAATGTTTCAGCAGCCTTACCGATATTACCAAGTAATATACCCTTATCACGCGCTTCTTGAGCCATACGAAGCATTTCATTAAAGTCAATTTCTGCTTTTTGAGGCTTTGCTGATTCAGCTTTAATTGCTTCGTTTAATTTAGCTTCAGGGGATTCATCTTCTCCAACACCAGTTGAAATTGAACTTTTAGGCACAGGAGATGATTTTTGTTGTCCAACGGATTTAATTTCTGAAACAGATTTTTCTGTGTTGTTTGATGGTAAAAGAGGAGTTGGTCTTTCTGGTACAGCATAATCAAATTGTTGTGGTTTTTTTGATGCTAATTGCACGTCGCTTCCAACACTCTCTTCAGCTAAACCTCTTTTTTGTAGGTTAGCTAAAATATTAGAACGTTTTAATCTATCTAATTCAGCCTGTTCTTCTTCTTGAAAAACAGTTGCAGTTGGTCGTAATAATTCTAATGGGGCAGCAATACGGGGAGATACATTACCTAACAATGTTTCAATGCCAGTTAAACCGCCTTCAACTAAATTACCTTTTGAAAAATCATAAGCTGAAGCGGCTGCCCCTAAAGCAGTTGCTCCTTTACCTAATGCGGGTAAAAATTTACTTAATTTAGAAAGTCTACTAGGTTCTGGCACAGAGTCTATAGTTCTGCCTGTAGTTTCTATAAAATCATCTATAACAGCAGGAACACCTCTTTTGATTGTAGCGGGTAAATTTTTAGGCGCATTTTGATCAGCAGCTTCCACTACTGTTTCTCCGGTTGCACCCATTTCAGACTGTGCTTGTTTTAATAAAGCATCAAATAATTTTTTTTCTCTGGGAGTTGCATAATTAGAAACAGTTGGTAATTCTTTAGGTGCTAATACATCGGCGGATAATTCAGCGGTTTTTCCAGGGACACTTTGACTTTTTACAATATTTTCTGCAATATTTTTAGGTAAGGCAGAGCCAGTTTCTTCAAATACCCTAGCAGATTCAGCTGCTGGTGAAATAGCACTTTCAAATAGTTTAGCAGATTCAGCTGCACTTTTTCCTAACCGAGATTGTTTTGCTATAATATCTTCAGCAATATTTTTTGGCAATTCAGAGCCAGCTTCTTCGAATACTTTAGCAGACGCTTCCGCTGGTGAAATAGAAGGTGCAGCTCTCATTGATTTCACACCTTTAGCAAGCTCTCCTAATGTACCCAAAGACCGCCCAGCCGCTCTTTCACCACGCGAAACTAATTCAGAAGCAGCTTGTGCTTCACGTTGTGCTTCTAATACATCATCTACTGACGACATTTGTGGATCTTTGAAAGATTCAGCCCATTCTTTATATCGCTCTAATTCTTCGGGTGTAAAGTTTGCCATAAAAAATTACCAGAATTTATACCAAGGTTTTGGAGCGCCGGGATAGCCATATTGTTCCATTGATGCCATTGCAGCTTTTTCTCTTTCAATATCATCCATTGGATTTTGTGCTGACTTAGACCAATCAACTCCACCAGCAGCTCCAGCAGTACCACCACTCATTCCTGAAACACTAGGAACAGATGGTTTAAACGCAGCTTGACCAATAGCACCAGCAGCTTGTCCAACTGCACTACCCATTTGTGCCCAACCTTGCTGTGTTTGTGCAGCTTGTTGTTGCGCTTGAGCAGCTTGTTGACCATATGTTCCAGCACGTAACTGAGCAAGACGAACTTGATTATTATACATTTCTTGTTGTGCTTGACGTTGGCGCATCATTTCAGCATTTTGTTGTTGAATATTCATATTCATAATCTGTTGTTGTTGAGCAAGATTATATTGTCTTGCTTCATTTTCTTGTGCAACACGGCGTTGTTCTTGCATCATGCGATTTTGAATATTAAAGCGTTGAAATTCATCTTCTGCACCAGCCCTAGTGCGCGAAATATCAAATTCTTGTCCACGAACTCTACCAGCTAATTCACCACCTTGCATCATTGCTTGTAACGCTCTTTGAGATGCAGAAGCGGATCCACGTTCAGCAGCAGCTTGTTGTTGTGCAGCAAGTTCATCAGCGGATTGTAATTGAGCAGCAATACCAGCACCTGAATCTAAGGCACCACGAGCACGAAGCCCAGCAATAATTTGTTGACGTTTAGCTTCGGCACTACGTTCAGCAGCAGCGCGTTCTTGAGATAATTGAGCACGTTCTTCTGCGGTAAAACCAGTACGGCCTCTTTGCTGAATACCAGCAAGGGCTTCCATTTGAGCCTTTTTAAAACGAGGGTCTTCTTGAATTTGCGCTACTTTTGAAACACCCTGATCCACAGCCCTTTCAATTTCAGGAGTTAATACACCAGCCGATTTAAATTCTCGTAAATAAATTTGTTTTGCAAGATCTGGCCCAGCGCCTAACTTTTCAATTTCAGCCAAAGCTTTTTGTTGCGCTCTAGCAGCAGCATCTCTATCACCAGCCGAGGCAATGTTACCAATTACTCCACCAAGGATACTAGCTCCACCTGAAATTAAACCTGCTGTAAGCAGTCCACCGAATGGCATATTATATAAACCTCGCTAAATGAAAATATTTTTCAGGGGTATTATTAAATCCCTGTTCTACAAACAAAGAACTTAAAGTTTCTCTTGGTGTTGAAGTCATGATTAATTCACCATCATTAGCCTTTACAACATCTTCTAATGATTTAATTAAAACAGTTAAAGCCTGTTTTTTTAATTCTTTATCTACAACAGACGGATTACTAACAACACCTTCAATCCACCACATAGATGTATTATCTAGTTGATAAACAAATCCAGCGCAAACAGTATCAACGATAATAGAATTACGTGGAATGTATGAAAATGGTGTGATTGGTAAATCCCAACCTTTATACCATTCTACTAGCATACCATAATTGTGTTCATTGACAAATTCAATTTTCATATTAATCTGTTAATCGTAACCCTTTATAAAAGCTACTCATTGTATTTAATTGGTTTTTGATATCTGTTCCCCTAGCTTCATATTTGCCAATTAATTCATTCATTACTTTAACTAAATTTTTTCTAGCCTGTGTTCGATCTTTTTCTGCTTTTAATGAATCTTGTTCGTTTTTACCAGCTACTTGTAATTGAACTAAAGCATCTTTAATGTCGTCGGCTATTTTACCACTAAAAATCTCACTCTTACCGGATTTAATATTTTTATAAAATTCGGCTGCCTTTTTTTCTAATTCAACTTGATTTGATTTTAAGTTGTTTAATTCATCTTTGAATTTATATAATCCACCAGTCAGTGCTTTATTACCGGCCAATATTTCATTGTCTTTACCACGAGTTTCAAGTAATTTGTTTTTTTGCTCACCATAGTCCATTTCACCTTTTTGTGACCCAACAAGAGATGCAATGTCTTCTTTTGAAACTAATCCAGCATCCTTTGCTTTTTCTAATTCTTCTTCTTTAATTGGAGGAAGGCCAGTTAGTTTTCTTAGTGCATTTATTTTACTAAGATCTGTTTTCTTTGCATACCCTAAAGTAGCGGATTCATCTGCCCCTCTTGAAATGCCCTTTAGCTTAGACGAAATTCCAATTAATTTTTCTTGTTCTGGTGTTAAAGTTTCGCCTTTTCTTTTTTTAATATCCAACTCTTCAATTTTTTTATCTAAATCAGAGATATTTTGAATACCTTCAAACCCAGAAACATCTTGTAATCTTACTGCTCTTAGTTGATTAACATCCGAAGGATCTAATCCTAGTTTTTTTAATTCAGATTTACTAACCGATCCAGTAAAAAATAAACCTTCTTTGAGTTTATCCAAAGCCGCTTTTTTAGATTCAATTTGGGACTTTTGTTCTTCACTAAGTCCAGCCATGTATTTTTCTTGTTCGGCTTTAACGGCGGTTTCAGCTTGTGTTTTAGCAGCTTCAGTTTGACCTTTAAGCAGCCCGGCTTGTTGAGCAGCAATCTCTTCGGCTGACATTGCTTTTTCAGCTAATCCAGTGGCAGCCTGTTGTGCTGAAGCTAATTCAGGAGACATCTGTAATCCGGCCATTGCTTTAGCAAAGTCACCGGGGCGAACACCGCCCGGAGCAAAACCAGCATATTGTTGCGCTAATAGCTCAGGAGAGCCAGCTAATTGAGAAAGAGCTGCTATATTAGCAGTTCCTTGAAGCCCAGTAGGACCTTGGTATTGCATTTTTTGAAGCTTGTCGTATTCGCTTAGTTCAGCTTCAGATGCCTGACCAGATGTAATTTTACTTAATAAATCACTAATGCGTTCTTGAGCAGGAACGCCACCGGACGCTTTATTTAATTGCTCTTGAAATTGGGCTTGTTGTTGCTGAAGGGCAGCAGTTTTAGCTGCTACATCTGATTGCAATTTTTGCGCCAAAGCTTGTGAAAAACGAGGATCTGCCACTGCACCGGCTTGTTGTTGATATGTTACAGGAGCGGCTGGCTTCTTCTGTTGTTGTACTGGAGCCTGTTGAGGCTGCTGCATCGGAGGAAGTGAACTTTGAACCGCTTGTGATGGTTGAGCAGGTTGCTGCTGTCCCGGTTGTTGAACGGGCTGCTGTTGAGCGGGTTGTTGTTGCTTTTTCCTTGGATCATAAGGGTTTATAACAGGAGGCATGGGCATAATTCACCTTATAATAGTTGTTAATTCTCGTCGCCATATATAACGACACGGATGTTGTAGGTTTGGCCTTCAGTTAGACCAGTAATGTGCTTTATTTTAACTAATCCGGGACTTAGTTGTTCCCATGAAACAGTCACACCACTGGATGGAAACGCTGTTGGAATTGATATATTATCCACTTTCCCAACAGTAATAACGTTTATATTATTATTAAAAGTAACAGCTAATGTTAATGACGTAATAGGGACACCAGAAGCTGAAACCTGTACAGTAAAGTCTTTTATATTACAAAGAATATTATTACGAAGGGTAATTTTATTGTTTAAAGCATCATAAACGTTGTCAAACCCGTTGTTGATAGAAACAATAAGCTTTTCCACCAATTCGGAATACTGGGGCTTAAAGTCGTTTTTAAATAATCTTCGTAGGGTGGGTAATTTAGCCATTATCTATATGCCCTTGTACTGAATGTTTTACCAGTAAGGGTAATACCAAATAATGCATATTGTTCCCTTGCTGTATTGTGAGTAAATTTGACATTTAAATAACGACATCTTTGACAATTAGCAGGAACAATTGTACGGAATGGAACAGAGTTAGATACTCCACCAAAGAAGTTTCCACCAAACTCGTCGTGCCCAAACAAACCAGATCCACTTCCAGTAAACTCAATATCAACGAATGCAGGTAGAAGATCGGTTGAGAAACTGAGTTCAGCAGATGTAAATGCTTTACTTGCAAACATTGCTGTTGCTTCGCGAATTTGCTTGTATGATAGCGGATCACCGAATGTATTAGGAGCGTACACTACAGACGATGTAATTGCGTTATAGACGATAATAGGCCCTTGAACGAAATCAAGAGTCTTATTAAGTGTAACTTTTTTGAAAATATAATCAACTGAAACAATTACAGCCTCTTGTAAAGCAGTTCCTTCAATTGGTAAATAGTTAGAGAATGCAATATTTGGATCTGAATTAAGCTTGTCGATGATTTTATTATAACAAGCAGCAATATCATCAAAGTCGTTATCTCTTGTAGACCAAGTTCCGCCTGTTGTAAAAGAAATCAATCCAATTGGAATACTGAATGTATTAGGATTAATTACAGTAACTTCATGGTTACCGTTAATGTCTGGATATGCAGTTGCTCCAACAATTGTAACAATCCGCCCTGAAATAAGTCCATGTGCAGCTGAAGTTATTTGTGTTGGTGAGGTCAATGTTGCAGATGTAACTGAGCCAGATTTTCCATCAATTGTAGAAAAAAAGTCACTAATAGATACACCAACATCGGCATCTAACTTATTAGCTAAAGCTACAATTTTGGTTCTAAGATTATCACCACCAACAGCTTTTAGTGTTGAATAATAATCAGTATCTGCAACACCAGGGTCTGCATCTAGTTTATTCAATAATGAATTAAATTGATAAACTGTTAATGTTTGAGTTTGAGTTAAAACATCACCGGCTTTTACGTTTGTGGTTGATGATAATTTAATTACATCATTAAAATAGTTATTTACACCGATAGAGAAATCGTATTGTCTATCAGCATAATCTTCACGAGTAAATGATTTTCTTTCTTGCTCGATGAAAGATTCAGTTGGCAGTCCTAGATAAAGTCGGTCATCAACTGGATTTAAAACGCCACAGTTGTTTGTTTTTGTATATTTAGTCCAAGTTCCAGTTAATGAAGAATACCGGAAAGCTTGTGTAGCATATTGATCACTTGGTTTAGATACAGTCCAAACAAGATATGAATTATCTGACTCATATCCAATACCAAATGTTGCTGCTCTAAAATTAGGATAGTTTGCTGATTGTAAACGTAAAACTTCAGTGTCAATCGGACGTGATGCAATAGCTACACCAGATTCACTAGCAGTTGAAATACCCTGAGTGGTCCAGCAGTACACTAAGTTTTGACTAACAGCAACAGAATCAGGCGCAGCTAAAATGCAGCTACTATCGAATAGAGCAACTGTAAATGGTTCTGTTTCAGCAGAAAGACGGTATAACCCATCTTCTTTAAATACGAAAAGAGAATCCCTTAGAGGGAAGATACGTAGAATTTCTTGTTCTTCTGATCCAATGTCAATAAAGTTACCAGTTACAACGTTGACTGGAACAGCTTCTGGTTGTTCAAATTTAGAATAATATACACGATTTTTTCTTGTGTAATTATCAGAGAACTCAGCTAATGTTGATTTAGTGTATGAGAAAGATGTACCAGCAACTGTAATTAGTGCTGTTGGAATTTTTAATTGAGTAGTAGATATATACTCAACAACATAAACACCATCAATATTTGGTGTAGAGTTACTATTAGAAATTACAATAGTGTCTCCGTTTAAGAATCCATGAGCAGCACCAAACGTTAAAAGAGTCATTCCAGACCCAGCGTCGGCAATAGCGCCACCGTTTGTTTTATTTGGTGAAATGTCTGGGCTAAAGGAAACACCGGTAGCTGCGTTGTTAGTGGTTAAATAGAATGGATTATCAACGAATACTGTACCTTCTAATAAAAATAGTCCGGGGTTTGTACCAGAGTAATATGCATAAGTGTCAAATCCAACCGATGGATTATCTACTTGATCTGCTGTATTTCTGTTTAAAACACGAATAAAACTTAATGTTGCTTCTGCTGTTGCAACAGAAGGAAGGAGTAAATCATTGCTTGAAATAACAGCAGTTCTACCAGAAACACTTTCACCAACCCCAGCGGTTGTTACAGACGAACTAAAGCCAATTAATCCAGCACCAAAACTAATAGAACTAGCAGAGCCATCTACAAGGTAGTTTATTGTAACAATGTTTGTTCCAGTGTTATATGAACATGAGAAGTCATTAATTAAGGAATTAAGTGAATTAGCAATCTTTTGTCCAACATCATCTTGTATATTTGATGGAATATAAATTTTAATCAATTTTCTAGATCCAGAATCTGGTGCCAAATCTCCACCTAAATCAAACCAAACACGATATTTTGTTTGATTACCCGCGCTGTTAATATCAAAATAATTTGTGGTTTGAACACCAACCCCAGGTGCCGTTAAAGGTGGGGTTGGTGGAACCGCGATTGTAACAACCCGTTTTACTCCACGAACAAATGAAATCTTACAGTTATTAAAAGATGTTCCATCTGAAATAATAACAGTTGGCGTGCGACTTGGAATAGCATCTAATTCATCTTTTAAACGCGCAACACCGAGTAATTCTAAATCACGTAATTGTTTTATTTTAGTGTTGGCGTAGAAAGTATATCCTTTAAATGTGTTAATGTCATACGCAAATGGTGGGTAGTCATTCGGTTTAGCATCCTCACCACCGGATGTATTAACGTTTGTATAAAGGTTTTCTTTGTTTAAGAACGCAGAAGGAACGTTGTCATTGATAGTTAATGTATTATCAGATGATTTCAATGCTGGATCATAATAATTCTGTAGTACAAGACGATAATCTACAGGCGGTAGTAAGTCTTCAAGAGGAGAAGAAAAGAAAGCATTAACTTGAGTGGTTTCAGTGCGGTAAAGTTTGTAATAATAACTTGAATCAATGTTGTGTGGAACAGTGAATTCTAAGTCAACAGATGCTTTTGTAGTTAAAGAAAAGCTAGAAAGACCAATTGATGTTGAATAAGCACTATTAATAACATTGGTTGATTCTGCTTTTAGTCTAGAAATAATAGCAGATAGATATGTTTGTTGAGCAAATAACTGAGCACCAGTGCCACGAACGTCAACAATTCCAGTGTCTTCTGCTGCAACAATTTCAACAGGTTCTGTAATAGAACGGTATTTATTGCTTTCAATTTTAGCAAGCCCTAAACTATCAACAGCAACACTCCAAATACCAGTAGTACCAGCAGCAGATACCGATCCCGATGCAACAGAAACGGTAAATGTTGTAGGGGATTTAACTGTTGCTGTTAATGTTGTGTTTAAAGAAGGATATGCCGTGTTTTGTATAACTACTTTTTGTTGATCTGTTAAACCATGTGCAACGGTTGTTGTTATTGTTACAACACCACTAACATCCGCAGTGTGAGAAGCAATTACGCCACTGATACCCAACGGATTTGAGATCGTATAGTCTCTTGCTGTAAAGGTTACAGAACCTGCTGTAACAGATGCAACTGTTTGATTACCATTAATATTTGTGATAGGTAAGTTATTAGATTTAAAATCAACCAAATTAATTTTATCACCAACAGCAAAATAATCCGCCGGAACTACAAACGTAGATAAAAAATTAACTGTAATAATCCCGCTTGATGCTGTAACTGTGTTAATATTTAATGGTTCATAGGCGGTAGCACCAGTTCCAGTGTCGTTAGCAAATAAAAGATCTTCGTCAATTTTTTTAGCCAACGCAATCATTTTTGATCTAAGATCAATTGCATTGGTTTCGTTTGTAACTTTTAAAGTGGAATAATAATCACCTGAATTAATTACACTGTTTGCACTAGAAAGATTATCTAATGTATTTAACAAACGGTTAAAGTCCATTTGCAATAACATTTTAAGTGGGTTATATACAACAATTCGTTCAGACGGAGTTCCAAGAATTTCAACGTTGTTAGCGTCAATCTTACCCCAAACAAGTTTGTAAGCAACTGTGCTGTTTTCTGTTAGAAAAGATTCTTGATCGCCGAATGTTGTATTTAAACGTGCCTGAAGATCTAACGCTTTAATTCCACCTGCTGGAGTAATGTAACCAGATGCGCTTGTAAATTCAGAGGAACTAGCAGCTGAAATCTTTTTAATACCTTCATTTGTTGTAAAATAGAAGTTACCGTTTTTAGCTTGACTATATTTAATTCTTAATCCGGCTTCAACTTCTGTGAAGGAGCCTGAGAATTCAGTGAATTTAGCTTCACCGCTGTTTAGCACTCCGTCTTGATACGCAATTTTATCACCATAATGACGTAAAATACGCTGACGATAAATAGCCAATTGTTTAGCTGTTTGTAATGAAGGGATCTCTTCACCAAATAAAGCATATCCACGACGAGATTCAATAACATCATCACGACGAATAATGACGTTATTAGCCTCAACGAGAGAACCCGGAGGTAGTTCCAATGCATTAGGGGAGAAATTTAGACCAAGTGCCTTGAGGTTAACAGTTGAAGAAGCCATAGAACCTCATCGGGTTACATTCGTTTACGAGTTCCCATTTTACCATAACGAAGGAGTGAATGCCGAGCGGTAATTTTTTGTGGGCTTCCCTCGACGCGATCGTCCAGGATCGTTCCTTGTCTTGTCTCAATTTCTTGTAGTTTGGCGTTTGAAGCTTGTAAACCTTCAACATCACCAATAGCGGCTAGAATTCGAGCAGCTGTACGTTCTGCAAGTGTGTTATGGAGATCTGGTGGAATTTGAGGAATAATACATTCATTGGCAACACAGGCATAATCACCAATTTGAATATTGGCAATAGCTGGAGCGAAGTTATATCCATTTGAGTAGTAGGTATAAAGGTCTGTTTTTGTCACCTTGAAATAGTGAACATCTGTGGAACCTTCAACACGACTACCTACAGCCTGTACTGTAATATCATACGCATATGTGCGATGACCGGGCTTAGTTTGTAGGAAGTCGACCTGATCACCTACATTGAATAAACCTTCATATGTTGTATTAATTTTAAACCCAATCAAAGATTCGATTGAAAATGGATCAACAACAGTAGAAGGATCGGATGTAAAGGACGCGGTAATGTCCTTGTATGTAATTACAACAGTTGAACCGGATACAATCGCTGTTGTATTAGAGATAGAAGCAGCATTGATTGCCGCTTGAAGGTTTGCAGCTGTTAGAGCCGCTGTCCCACCAATAGCAAAATCTACACCCGCTTCGAGAATGTAGATTGTTGGAGTGTTGCTTTGGTTGTTTAAGCTGATAACTAGCTTATCACCAGCAAGTGGATTTGATGCTAATGTAACATCTTGAGTAAATCCAGTGAAGAGGCGAGCCCTACTATCACGTACAAGCTGGTTTGGACGGAGGAAAATAAAGAAATTCAATTTTCCACTTGGATCGCCAACGACACTAGGAGTTAAAAGAATGTCATTGTTTTCCAAATAGAATTTATGAATCGCTTGGTTGGCACCAATATTGCGTTGAAAAAATGCCTTATCGTCAGAAGAAATTCTGGTCATTTCAAAGTAATTACCAGAAGCATCTGACCAAAATAGATCGCGCAATTTCATTCCAATTGAACGATCTGGAATAGCATAACGGCTAATATTAGTGACAAGAGGCACCTGAACCCTGTACACAAAATATTCCTCGTGATATTGCATCACAGCAGGAACCTGACTAATAAACATTTCTTCGTTGGCAAATGCAAGAATATCATCTTCCGTAAAAGTATTTTGACTAATAGGAAATAATATTTTACGCTTGACAGCTTCGATTAGTTTGTCTGATGTGTACCAAGGGGTAGTTGCCATTATGCCTCCTCAGATTCTTCTTCTTCATCTTCCTCTTCTGACTCACCTTTCATTGCTTTTAGTTTAGCTAGTTTTTCTTCAAGTTTTTTAATTTCAGACTCAACATCATCAGCAGCTTCAGCCATACCAGCTTCGCCGCTTTCTTCAGCTTCCATGTCTTCTAGTTGGCCTTCTTCTCCGTTTGGCATTTCACCAACGAGTTCTTTAGCCTTATCTAGACCTTTTTTAAGATCTTCTTTGCTTCCAGCCATGACGGATACTTTTTTAGCCATCATGTCTTTAAGACCAGAACCCATTTCAGACGACATATCGTCTTTCAATTCTTTAAGAACGCCCATTTTGGCCTTTTGTTCAGCAGGACCAACTTTTCTAGCCTTCTTTTTTTCAAGCATTTTTAACATTTTTTCATGCATCATAAATCACCAAAATTAGCTAAAAGCTTTTCCACTTAAAGTAAAAGTACGTTGCAGTGAACCTGAACCACTGGTTGCAACAGCCGGAGCTGAATCACGGGTTGTTACACGTACAGCAGCATCAACCAAACTACCCTGGCAAGAAGAAATGTAATTTGCAATTTTTGACATGGTTTCATCTGGGTTTACAACAGAAGGACTTAAACCAAGCTTATCATTAAGCGAGGCAATATCATCACTTTGTGCATCAATAACAATAACTAAATGTGCCATATTTTAACTCCTAGATATTAATAATAAAATTATGGTGGCGAATTGTATTCCCGCGACCAGTATTGTCCATTTTGGAACAATCTTTTTAATAACTTGTACTTCCCGTATAACTTCAACTGGAACTTCAACAATCCGTTCAACTTGCACTTCTTTAATTATTTCTACGGGAACATTAATTCTTTTTTCAATCGTTTTAATAATTTCAATTGGCTTATCAACATAAACAATTTCTTTAATTTTTTTCTCAATGATCTTTTCAACAGGAACTTCTATTCGTTTTTCAACAATACGCTCAACTGGAATTTCAACAATTCGTTCAACTTCTTTAATAACTTCAACTGGAACCTCGATAATTGCCGGTCCAGAACTAAATTGTGTTGTTTGGGTGGGCTCTCCCCCACCTATTGTAATTTTTCCCATTATGATTTAAGTATAATAGTATATTGAACATTTCCACCAGTTGGTGCTGAACTGCAAACAATTCTAAGTCTTTTTGAAATAAATTCTGTTACACTAGATGCATTAATACCAATTGAAGCTGGGGAAGAAATTTCAGAACCTAAATTTGCCCAAACATCCCCAGTAACATCTGGGCTTCCTTGAACATAACACTTACCAGCAGCAGAAACGCCAACAAGTGCTTCTGTGTATACTTGAAATTTTGAATATTTATCCGCTCCAGGAATTGTTAATAAAACTGTACCGTTGGCTGTTGTTGGGGTGTGAGTGGGGGATAATGATGAATTGGAGACAGCTGGATATGTAAGAACACTATCTCCATCTGTTGCATTAAGCTCAATAGCAAACTCAGTTGCAGATGCTATAATAACACGATTGGCTTCTTCAACCCCGTCGTAAGCACCAACAACACATTGACTAGCATCTAATTTTGTTTTATTTAAATTTGCCATAAATATACACAATATAGTTGTTAAACTGTGTTAGCTCTAAATTTAATAGTGGCCCCAGAACCTGTGCTTGTTGATGTATATTGTATTTGCCCAGCTGAAGTTATACTAAAAACTACACCAGTATCATCGCCAATATAATCTTGGCTCATTTCCCAAGAAGCACCCTTTTGGATGCCTTTTAAAGTATATTCAGCGTAGGTTGAGCTACGTTCAACTGTTACAATAGCTTCAAATCCTCTTGTCACGGCATTTGCAAAAACAAAACTGGTTATATTAGCAGCAGATGACTGGTTATCAACTGCTGGGAAAGAAGTCTGATCAATATCACCGATAGATAGGTTTAATTGAATCCATTGAGATCCGTCATTACCAAAAAACTTATCTAAATCAGTATCATATATAACTAATCCAGAAAGATTTGTCAAAGCAATTCTTTGTGCAGTCGTCGCCAATCCAACACGAATTGATGTATTAGAACCAATTTCTATTGCAATTTCCGCATTAGATGTTGCTTTAGAAACTCCACCAATTTTTAATGATTTACCTAGATAGTTTTCTGCTCCGGTATCTTCAATTGAAATACCCCAAGCATTTGTTGCATTAGAACTTAAAACGTTAGATCCACCATCTATTCTTAAACCATAAAGATTTGTAATTGAAAGGCTTCCACCAAAATTAGCAACTAATCCTTTATAAAGATGTGCATCTGTAATTGTTCCACCTGCACTGGTAGAGTCAATAGCCAACGCAGACAAATTCATCGAAACTTCTTCTACTAACGCCCCAGATGCAGCTGCTACTTGAGACACAAACCCTACAGAAACAGCACCTAAACCAACTGTTGTGTTTTTATTGTAGTCGTCGTTAAAGTTCATGAAACCGGCCATGTTATTTAATATAACATCGGTATTGGTAATCGCTGAACCTGCTTCCACTTCAAAAACCGGTCTAATAACGTTTCCTGAATCAACAAGACTTGGAATATTAGAAACTGTTGTAAATGATACGTTACTATTTAAAGTTCCACCATTAATATCAAGACCAACTGGACGGTTTGTAATAGTGGCAGAACTTAAATCAACTTTTAAACCCGTGACATCTGTATATGTTCCAGTTGGAGCAAATGAAACACCCTCAATTGTTGTTGCATCACCAGAAGGAATTAGCTGCACGCTTCGGATAGTACCAGCATCACCCGTACCATCGTGTCTAAACGCAATAGCTTCTCCGGTGCAATCAGAAGATCCACTAGCCAAATAATGAGTTATATTAGTGCCAACTCCGGTATAGCTAGTTTGAGAATTATATGCATTAAAGTTAGTGGGAGCACTTGTCCCATAACCATACACTTGAATTGGTGTATAATTATCAACTGGTTCATTTATTGGTGAGTTGACTTGAACAGCTGATAAATTAACTAAACCTATATTTGAGACAGAGGGACTTATTGATACAGAAATATATTCAGGAACACCAGCTGGAATTGTAAGAGAATTTTGTGCCCCAATTTGAAGAGAACCAACATCATCAAATGTATATCCTGGAACTTCGGTTAAAATACCAGTAGTTGAATCAAATCCAGCAAAATATGAAGCATTTCCAGTTACAGCCGCTTCTACTTGACCGACTGTAGCTGCGTCATCAGCAGCAACACCATCTACAACGTTATTAATCTGATGAGTGCCCATGTTAAGAGCACCAGACATTGTACGTGTACCACTAGCTAATAAGTATTGAATGTGATCATCATTACCCAAACCACTTAATAGACTATGTGTTGTTGCTTCACCAGCAGGAGTATATAACTGAGTTCCACGGAAATCAACATAATCTCCACCATTAACAGAACGAATCCTAGCTTGAGGATCATTTGTATATCCATCGGCTGTTTGAAATACAACAGTACCTAATGCAACAAATTCAGCAAACGGCAATCCTGAAAGACTAGTAATTTCGGTGGAAGCAGCGTTTCTTGCGTCTGTGACATTATTATATTGATTAATACCTTGAATACCAACTACAGGAGAATCCTTATCATTTGTGGCAAAAAAGTGAACTAGAACATAATCATTGTTTGTAACTTGTGTAAACTGCCAAGAACCACCTGTAAATTGATTGTAAGGTAGGCGTCCGTTTGCACCTGTATAGCCAGCAGTTCCGCTGTAAATAACAGGGTACGCATCTGCTGGTTTTTTACGCCATAATTGTCCTTGGCGATATAAAACAGGAATTTGAGCTTGTGGTAAAATCTCAATTAATATATCTTCATCTCTAATTTTACCTTCATCTGCATCAAACTGTGCGTTTGCTGCAAGATTGCCAGTACCGTCAACGCTAAAGTTTTGTAATGCCAAACCACTTAAATATCTAGCACCAAAAACAGTATGAAGATAAGTGTGGGTAGCACCATCCATTGTAAGACCATGACGTTCTTCTGCAAAATAAGAACGGCTATTTGTATCGGTGTTCCAATAAACAATGGAAACTAGTGCATTGTTTTCAAATAATTCTGAACCTAATATTTGTGTAGAACTAAGTGTCCCAGAATCATTAAAATAAATATAATGATTACCAGCTAGATTAGGGATTTGGATACTTTGAGTTGTAGTTTTTGTAAACTTTGCACCCTTTACATAAAAGTCAAACGAAGCTCCAGTAGGAGCAATTGTAAAGGTTCTTGCTGGTGAGGTGTCGCTAAATGAAGTGACAGAATCATCTCGATTAGGAAATCCAGTAGGTTCTTTTGTAACTTGATTTTGAGAAACAAATCTATTAGCTAATTGATCTAATCCTTCAATAACATCGTCTGGTGCTGGTGCCCAGTCGGTAGGATTGGCTGGATTATATTCAATTGTAACAGTTCCAACAATGTCTGTAGTTCCCGCTATCTGACCGATATTAACATCAGGCGAATCTAATGTTACAAAACTACCTTGTGCAGTTAAATCACCATCAATTATTACACTATCGTCAAATGTTTTATCACCAGCAAAATTTTGTGATGTAGTAGAAACTACACCAGGATTTGTACTATCAGCTGGCTCAAGATTTAAAACTTGACCAGATAGAGTTGCGCCATCGGCATTGGGAGAAGACCCAACAGCACTCAAAGTAACTGGATCATGAGAAGATTGATCAATTGTAATACCAGCAGCACCAGCATCAATTGTAGCAACGCCAGCTTGATTAGGTGCTTTTAATTGCCAACTATTGCGATCTGGAGTAACCTTAACAAATCCAGCAATAGCTAAATTTTCTTCTATTTCAATTCCAGCATCAGAAGCAGAAGCAGCTGCTCCTCCATAATTTATAGTTATGTTTTTATCTGTTACGTAAAGAATATCACTTTGAACTAAAACAGTCGCACCGGGGGCACCGATGTTAATATTATCAGCAGTCGCGCCGATTGTAAGGGTATTGGTGGAAGAATCAATTCCACCTTTAGCATCAATTGCCCCTTCTACAATAACGTCATCATTAAATGTTTTATCACCAGCAAAGGTTTGGGCTGAAGTGGATACAGCACCGGGATTAAGCGCATTTGCTTCATTTAAATTAATTTCTGTTCTAGAAATGTTACCATCTACAACACTAGTTAAACTAAGACCTTCTGGGCTATCTCCACCAAATGCACCTATTTGAAATCCACTATCAACCCAAAGAGAAGCGTCATCGTACCAAACGTAAACTCTACTAGTGTCTAAAACAATACGAGCATCACCCGGAGCGTTTCCTACTAATGGCAAGGACGCTTCATCGGCTACAGGAGATTTCCATTGAACAGCACCAGCAGGACCACCTCCGCCCGTTAAATCGAAGCCCCCAAAAATCAAAGGATTAAAGCGCATCATAAAAGTTCCTTCGGAATTTTATTATTTTTTTTAATATTATCAACTGCCCATAATGGTTGTAGGTTTGTATAGTGGCAGCATTCAAAGAATTTTTCTTCTGATATTTTAATTGCAACGCTTAATGGAAATATATGGTCAATATGCCACTCACCATAGTTTTCCCAAGACATACCGGGGTAAAATTTATTTTCTATATGAGCTTTAAATGTTTTAAAATCACAGCCCAATTTTTTACTTTTAGATTTTAAATTATTTTTTCTAATCATATGTGCAACTCTAGTTCTTGCGTATTTTATTGCTCTAGCACATGGATCTTCTTTTAATCTTTTTTTAATGTATTGTTTTTTCTTTTCTCTTCTTTTGATTAGTTTTTCTTCTGTGTCTCCGCCTTGCCAATTATTAGCCTGTTCTTTTGTTTTACCCAATTTAGCTAATCTCATTTTTTCTCTAACAACTGGATCTTTAGCTGGGTTTTCAAACATATTTCTATATTTTAAGCAGTCGGATAATTTTCTTTTTTTAATCTTTTCTTTTTTTGGTCTAGGTGGTTTATTCTTTTCTGCACAAGATTGACAATTTCCACTATTATTGTCTTTAATTATATTCCAAGCCTGAGCATAAGAAATTTCTCTTTTATTAGAACAAGTCAAACATGTCACAATAAAACGAGTTTTACGTTTATTAATAGTGGGGTCTATCGGAGTTACTATATCTTTGTATTTATCCCACAAATTAATCACAAATCACCTATTAGGAAATACGTTCAGCAGAAATCATTTGTGCTCTAGTGCCGTCTGTATAAATAATTCTTAAAGAGTAAAGAGCAGTTCCACTTTCTGAAAAACTGTAGGTTTCTGTGTCGTTTGCAATAGTAGTTGTTGAAATAGCTAATTCAACTTTACGTCCAATTTTACCAGTCAAAAAACCATCAACACTAAGAGTTGCGTTAACATCGTTGTATGAACTCTGCATCGTTTGTTCATAATCAAGGTGGGATAATGGCTTTTGAGTAATGGACATATTATTTACCTTTTTTCATTGTAGCTTTTGTCTTTGAGAACTTGCGAGATTTACCTGCTGAACTTAATGAAGCAGCAACCGCTTGCTTACGGGGATAACCAGCCTTGATCATTTCTCTAATATTCTCACTGATCGTTTCTTGGCTCTTTCCCTTTTTGAGCGGCATTATTTAATCCTCTGTTTGATGAGATATTGGCGAGCTTCAGAAACTGTTCCAATGTCGCTTAAAAGATTCTGACAACCAGAACTATAACCACCTTGCTTTACAAGCATATCCACCATAGAACAAAGTTCTTTTTCCTTACCAAGAAGGATAGTAAAGTATTCTTTGTTTTCCTTTACTTGTGAAGGCATTCCTTGCATGGAGGACATAACCATTTGCATTACTTGGTTAATGTCGTATGATCCATAGAGAGATACATACTTCTCACCAGCACGGTCATATTCACCTTGTAAAGCTTCGTAGAAATCACCAAGAGCATCGTGATCTTGAAAAAAGAGGGAACCTTTTACATTGTGGTGCATAGCTTGTGATATAATTTGCATCATTCGGAGTTGGGCAACAAGTTTAAGGAATAGCTCTTGTGGATTCATATTTTAATTTCTCCATTAAGCGTTTATAAATGTTGTATATTGCCACGTGTTTGTTGAAGTATTGTGCGTATACAATCTTCCTGCTGATATACCAATTTGACTTGCTGTTACATTACCTGTTGCACCTGTTAAAATACCATCATTTAAAAATGAATCTATTCTTAATATAGCGGGAATATATAAACCAGAAATTCCAGCTGATTTAGCTCTTTTTTGTTGTCCTACTTCTGTTTGTAATACGTTTATTGAACAATTTCCATTAAAATAAATAGTGCCTAAAATGGGGTTTATATTTCCGGTTGCTGCGTTATATGTTGATAAGGCTCTTATACCACACCCCATACCAAAATATATAGCACTAGGACTACCTTTACTTACACCAGCAAGAGCGCCTCCACCCATTGCAATTATATTATTAATCAATGCATAACCTTTAAATACAATCGTCCCAGCATTTCCACCAGTAACACCAGCAAAACTAGATGGCGTACCATATGCTTGTATTTGTCCTATAACACAAGAACCACCTATATAAACAGGACCGCCCTTTCCTCCTTTTGCAACAGTTGCGTTAGCACTAGAAAGAACACTTCCGCCATATGTTTGAATAAGACCAAATACTTCATCAGAAGTACTAGAAGAAAGAGTACCCGCATAAAAATTACCATTGATAAAAACTTTCCCACCATCTCCAGGGGAAAGAGATGTAGTTCCATTTCCCCCTGTATTTACAAAATTGCAATGCCCCGATACACTGCCATAAATCATTATACTACCAGCATTTCCACCATTAAAACTATTACCTGAAGCGTACACATATAAACTAGGATTGGGGCTAGTATCAGTAGTTATGTTACCACCAACAGTTAAATTACCACCGTTAGCCTTACTTAAAGAAGAAGTTGTTGTGTCAGCACCCAAAGAAATAACATTACTATAAACATAATTGGTGGCATAAATAGAACCATTGACAATTAAATTATTTCCAGCTTGTGTTGATCTTCCTCTAAATGTATAACTTTCAGAAAGAGTATAAGTAAGAGTAAAAGAATCACCTACAGCAAAAGGCGGGATTCCACTATCACCAACATAAATTTCATTTGAACCAACAATTTCGATATTATTAGAAAAAGATTGCCCCGATAGTGCGCCAGAAGTAAATGTAACCGTTAAATAATAATTATAATAAGTTAAGTTGATATTTTTTAAAACATAGGGATCAAATACATTGCTAATAATTAACGTTAAATCTCCCATTGAAGGTGAGGGAAAAATAGATCCCAAATTACTCGATCCAACACCAGCTGTACTGCTTCCAACTGTTGTTGTTGTTGTTCTAGATGTAGTATTAAGTTGTCCTAAATAATAATCACCATCAATTGTTAAGGTTTGTTGTGTTGTTGTACTATAATCAAAACCATTAGAAACACGAACATCACCCCTAATTGTAACAGCTGGAGAACCAGAAGTAAAAACATCACCCAAAACAGTAAAATCGCCATTAATAGTGACAGACGCACCACTAAGAGTACAATCACCTAAAACAAGAACAGAACCATTATATGTTCCTGTCAAAACAGCCCCTGCTGGAAGAACATTCGAATTCCCCCCAGTAAGCAAACTCCATTTTCCAGCAGCAAGATCAGTTGCAAATGATAAACTAGATGTATGAGCGATTAAACACAAATACAACGCATTACTTTGAATCACTATTTGATTTAAAATATAAGATTGACCAGAGGCCCATATTGTTGCTAGTTCTTGACTAGAAGTAAAGTGTTGTAAGGTTCTATTAAATGCCATTTTCTTCTCCAGTTACAATCGGTTTAACCACCAAAGAATCTTCTTGTTGAATCGGTACTTCGGTTGGTGTTTCGTTAACAAGCTCGGGTTCTAATGCCACTTTTGGTTCAAACCAAGGAATATGTGGATTTTGCTGTGCCGTTGTTGGGACAACCCATCCATTTTCTTCGTCTGTAATTGTTTTTTTTGTGCTATCGTTTATTTTAGTTCCGTCAAAATTTAACCCTAAAAGTGCCCTAGATTCTTTTAATAAAAACACAACGCGCTCGTAATTTTGTTCAGATACTTCACATTGTGTTGTTTCTTCGGCACGAACAGCGATACCAAGCGAATCACAAATATGGTTACCGTTAATATCTACTATGTATTCATTTTTAAAAATTGTAATTTTCATAATATTATACTTTAATTATGTAGTTAACATAAGCATTTTTAGGGCGGGTTTCATTTCCACCGTCAGATGGAACAACAGTTGCACTAGGTCCGCTTGTCCCAGGAGACTCAGAAACAACAACAGTTGCACTAGGTCCGCTTGTTCCTGGTGCTTCTGAACTAATGATAGTACCGGATGCGGCATTTACAGTTACTTGCGTATCGGCCTGATTTTGAGTAGTAGTTTGTACGCCGGTTCTAGATATCGTTCCAGATACAGCACCAGCAGCTTGTCTTATTGTATGATTGTGGTTACCACCACCATGGCTGTGCGCGTTTACTGTATGACTATGACTACCACCACCGTGGCTGTGTGCATTTACAGTGTGGCTGTGGCTACCACCACCATGATTGTGAGAAGAAAAATTTTCACTTTGTATAGAACTGACACTATTCCCGGTATTTCCACCAGCATTCATTGCTGTTCTTGTTAATTTATCGGGGTCATTTGAAGAAACACCAGAAACACCACGTAAAAAAACACCCCTATAATCAGGGACATTAAAAGTCGTTGCATTGTCCCCATATCCACAAGAAACACCTATAGCTAAAAATAATCTAGAATAAACCGATCTACTTACGGCAGACCCATTACAAATTAACCACCCATCGGGCGCAGTTGCCCCAGCATATGGTAAAACTATTCCAGCTGGAAAAACATCATTTACTAAAAAACTCATAATTCACCATTAAATTAAATAAAAGTTAGTTCCATTACTAGTAATTGTTAATGAATCGTATTGTGAAAAAATTACTCTAGAAGCAGATCCATCAATTGTACCACTTGGTGGGCTGATTGTAATAACACCAGCACCAGCATCAACTTTCTTGATATTAAAAATTTTACCAGCTGTGGGGGCGGGGAGTGTTATAGTAATCCCACCAACACCACCTGTTGCTAGAACAATACTATTACCGTTTGTTAGAATTGTATTAGATGAGACAGAGGTTACATTGGCATAAACAAAAGCATCAACTTCTGATGTAATTTTTACAGCAGTTGATCCACCTGCGCCATTAATAACCATTCTGTCAGATGCACAAGCGGTTCCAACAGGAACAACCCATTGCCCAGCATTACTAGGTGCTGTTTGTGTATAAGCGCCCGGAGTTAGAGCATCAACGAAAACAGATTGACCGATGGTGAAACTTGCACCAGCAATTGTTATCTCTCCGCCAACCTGTACGCGGGAGGTATCAAGAGCTACACCAATAAAACCAATCTTATTATCATCACCAGCGTCAATTAATTGAGCGTTTCCTGAAGAATCTAGATAAACTGGTTTACCCGCTGCAACACCGGCCCCAGCACCAACAACGTTGATTGTAGAAGATCCGCTACCAGAGCCGCCGACAACATACCATCTAGCGTCTGTAGAATTATAGATTAAGAAAAGAGATGCTCCGTTTTCTAGTGAAACAGCACCACCTGTTCCTGTAACAACCCTATCAACAGCGGTTGCAGAACCAGATTGATTTTGAACTATTACATTAGCGCCCGTTAGATTAGAAAGAACAAGGTGCTGTCCATTTAATCCTGCTGCAATACCATTAATTGTTCCAGAACCACTATTTAAACGAGCAAAAGATTTTGTTGTAGTTATGGTAGAAGAAACACCAAGACTCTGCATTTCAGTACGAAGAAATCCCGAAGTAACAGCGTTTGCTACAGTACCAACGGTAGTAACACCCAAACTATCAATTGTAACTTCACCTGAAACAGTGGTTGCTGTGGGGATGCTAGATGCATTGCCTAATAGAATTTGTGCAGAGGAAAGAATGACATCAGTAAGAACACCAGACGCATTGTTAAGAACAACAGAATTAACAGTACCAGAAGCTAGTTTGCTTCGCGCAATGTTCGCTCCTACTTTAATATCACCATCTTCAATGTTTGAGAGAGTATTTAAATCAGCATCAATTGTTTTATTTGTAAGAATCGCGTTGTGTGCTTCTGTTACAATAGACGAGGCAGTTAAACCATTGTGATAATTTAACACACCAGTCGACGGTCTTACAATAGTGTGAGTTCCAGTTCCCTGAGAAGATAAATTTTCAGCAGACCCACCCGATGATAATGATACTTGAAATGTATTTGCTGTTGCAGAAATTATGTAATAGTTAGTAGACGATACAAGCGGGGAAGGAAGAGTGCCTGAAGAAGAAAAATTAACAATATCATTATTACTAAAACCATGTGAATTTATTGTTATAAATTCTGTGGATATGTTTACAGCTGCTGGTGCAAATTGTCTTGATGTATAAGAAACATCAAGATCTCCTTTTTCGCTTGCAGTTGAAGCAGCTTTAGGTACGATCCTCAATCCTTCAATAAATTTACGAAAATTTAATGCCATGTAAGCCTCTTAACTTTGCTGTAAGGTTTGAGCGGAGAAGCTAACCTTACCTGAACTATATCCCGCTAATGTTGGGGTTGTGAGTTGAACTTGACCAGCTGAAGTTATATTAAACGTACAATCAGCATCACCAACATAATCTCTTGTTAATGTCCAAGCTGAACCATCATAAACTACTGTAATATTACCAGCTTCACTAACAGTTGAACTTCCAATCCGGATTACGGCGTATTTAATATAACCAGCACGAACCGCAGAAGTTGGAAAGTTTAAATCTGTAATGTCTAAATTTGTGTTAACATCGCTAACTAAGTTAAATACTTGAGGTGCAATGTCGTATGGCCCAACAGCAGATAAGAGAGCCTGTTCTGTGGCTTGGGCAAATTCAATAACTGCCGGAGCCCAATTAGGTGACTCTCCAGAGGAGGGAAATTCAATGGGCGTGCCCTGAATAGTAATTGTTACACTCATACTTTTATAGTTGTTAAATACTCAAAATTATATTATTTTTTATATACTAGGCGTAGTTTACCACAATCATATACTCGGTATAGACCATCTTTTAGAGAGTGTTCATGCTCAGTCATTCCAATTGGAGTATTCACCAACGCCTTTTGTCTAGATTGTTTGGATATAATGATCGCTTTCTTAGAGTCATAATAAAAATAATCTGGAGGTAGTATCCCATCTAAAACCCAGCCATTTTTAATCCAAGAAGATCCATTGGACCACCTTAAATCAATCCATGTAATAAGTTCACTATATTTATTGCTTGCAAATTTAGTTAATTTAGTAATTCCACCAGCAACAGTATAGTTTTCCTTTACACAATACCTACTAATGACATATTCTTTGTTTTTTCTATGATGCTTTCCGATTGTAATTACAGACAGTAATTCGTCGTTAAAGTATAAACCAATTGCTTCTATAAATGAACACGACCCTAAAATGTGATATTGATTTAAAAAATACTTAGCTTCTTTTTTAGGAACTTGTCTTATTTCACATTCCCTTCCGTATATTCTTATTTCATTTTTACCTAATTTAGATCGTAGAAAGGACTTTACTTGATTGCATTTATTCTTCCATTCAAAATCAAATATATGAATTAAATCCAACCCAGCTTCTTTTGCTATATTTGTTTTATCTAGGTGATATTTAGGATACATTTTTTTATTGTATTCTGAATGCCAAAAAGCACCGTTATATTCAATAGCTATATTATACTCTTTAATTTTTAAATCAATTTGTTTTGGGTTTTTTCCACCAATAAAAGAAGATTCTGCTGTAATACCAATAGATTCTAGCCATTTTTTTATTTGTAGTTCGCCTTCCGATACAAAGAAATTACCATTTTGTAATAGTGTATTTAGATATTTTTCTTTTGTTTCTGGTAAAGACGCTGGATTCTCTACTCCATATTTTTTTAAATTCGACTCTTTTAAGCCCAATTTAATTTTTTCAGAAAACATGGGATTAGATACACCATGATTTGTAATGGTTGTTGAAATTTGTTTTTTTCTTAATTCTGGACTATGCATGGGGGATTCAACCCCATAATTAGACTTTAATGTGTTTTTTGATTTGTTGAGAAACTCTTTATTTTGTAGTGCGTGTTCAACGCCATACTTTTCTTTCATTGTAGAGCGAGCTTTTTTACGCACTTCTACAGCGGCACCGGCATTAGCAACTCCATATTTTGATAGGTTGGTGGATTCTCTGCGTTTTTTAACAGAGTTCGGATGCGTGCTTGCGTTTGCTTGTTGTAAAGCCTTAAAAGAAGATACAAATTCACCGAATTCATCATCAATAAAGATCAATTTAGTATCTTTATTATATATATCTAATTGATTTAATTTGAGTTTAACTCCATCTGGAGTCCAATATTTACTTTCATTTCTTTTTTGAATTACACCTTTGGGTCTTGCCATAATTTTATTGTATATTGGTTAAGCTGTGTTTTCAAGATTGAGAAAGAAAATAAAAAAGAAGGAGGATACAATTAAGTATCCCCCTTCCCCAATGTTACTGATTAGCTATTAACAATGTCAGTAATAATGGTGTTACGACCGGGAGCCTGACAGAAGAGGGCCTGATCGGTGTAAAGGCGTAGCTCGTAAGCCGCGCTGTTCTCTAGGTCACGGAAGAACTCTTCACCTTGACCGGGACGCTTGAAGGTGATATCGGTAGAACCGACGCGCATCCAGTCTTCAACGTTAAGAAGATAAGCATATCCTTGCTTAACATAAAGAGACGGCTCAATTTCAATCTCACCATTTTGTGAATGGAATTTGAGTGATTTTGATCCGTTTTCCATTTTAGCAGGACTGTAGCTCTGATCATACTTGCGTAGAGCAGCTTGGTCGGTGAGCATATTCTGCCAAGAACGGACGTTGACTAGAGCAAGAAGTGTACCTTCTTGACCTTTTTCAACGGCACGGGTTGCAGCCTGTCCGAGTTTGGTAAAGGATAGAGCAGCTGAAGCTGCGCTATAGGTGTTACCACGGAAGAGGTTGTAAGTTCCAACGTCGATGTTGAAGAGTGAACCTGAAGAAACGGTTAGAATCTTGTGGATTCCAGCGAATTCGTTTCCGTAAGCCCCTTTGTGCCAAATAATATCACCAGAAGCGATGAGAGCAGCAACAGAAGAGTCACAGGTAACAGTCTGAGCAGACATGTCTACTGAAAGAACCTTAACAGATGCTTTTAAGGCACCAGTTGAAGGATCGCGAATTTCAATAGGCATTCCTTCTGCCCCTGCCCAGATACCAGGTGCCCATTCACCGGTTTCAATGGTGATAACTGCACCAAGTGCGGAGTCAACAACAGCATATCCAACCTGACCATAGAGCATTTCGATTTCGAGCTTCTTGGCCATAGAACGGAGCATGTTTGCCACTAGGAATTTAGTAGCATCCATGAAAGCCTTCTGACCACCGAGAGCAGCACGAGAAGCAGCGACATAGCCAAGGAGTGAACGGAGAACGGCTGGAGAGCCTTTCACCTGAGCGTCTTTGACTTGTCCTGCGACTGGAGCTTGTAAGTTAACAAATTCAAATACTTAATGTATTTGTGTGGGGCTCTTTATCCCCACAGTCCCATATTTCTATGGGATTGGACTATCTTTTTTTCCAAAAACAGCTATAAAATAATTTACCATTGATTTATCTAAATTCATTAATTTAGCAATCTTATGTGGCGTATTATTATTGATATGTAAAGAAAGAATTTGTTCTTTCATTTCCATATACTTTTTTGGAAATCGAGGACTCGTGGAAGGATTATTAACATTTTCAGTCTCACCTTCTAGTCTCTGCGCGTGTCCAGAGATTTCTTCTGAACTTCCGCTCTGATTGGCATGAGAAAGATATTCAAACTTAAAATTTTTACGAATAACATTATATTTACAACTAGCTAAAATACTACTTCTAGAAATATTTAATTCTTTGCAAGCATTTTTAAAAGAACTAAAAACATATACTTCTGATGTAATTGTATTTATCGCTTTCACACCAACAATATGATTTGTCGATTCTTTGTTTAATTTTTTATTTCTCATTTTTTGTTTTGTTTCGTTGTCAAAAGTGTAATCATTACCACCAGTGGTTAAATTATAACCATTTGGGCGTAATGTATTATAAAATTCAATAAAATATTTTTCATAATAATTTAATGAATCTTTATCAAAACAAGAAATAATTTCTTCAAATATAAAGTTATTAAGGCCGTATTTTTTAAAAGCCTTACCCAAAATACCAGATTTTGTCCACTTGTGTGCACCCCAACGTAAACGAACATTACGTTTGGTTTGACCAACGTATTGTTGTCCGTTAACTTTGTTAGTGATTAGGTAGATTAATCCGTATTTCATTTTATCTTTCTTTTAGCGTTCCAGGTTTTTTCCTCAATTTTCACTATACTGTTACCAGTATAGGGCCCTTAACTTAACAAGTCAAGGCGTCTTCGTCTGATCCGGCAAAAGTCACTCCGTGTTCTAACATACTGTTATCATTGAGTTTTTCTCAATAGGCTGGTCATTTCTGCCAACCTCTACCGTTTCATTTTGTTATTTCGGTAGTTCGGACTATCGCATCAACTTTCGTTGCCAACTCGTTTAGTCTCTCACGGTGCTTTCGCTTCCGCCTTGTCACCCTCTACAGGGCTTCCAAGTCAATTAGAGTCGGTTTAGGCTCGGCTTAGAAGTTAACCGAGGATAATTGGCTGGTGATATAAATTCCCAGGTTGCTTATCCTTGCTCATGAACTTGATCTTATTTAGCAACTTAACCCCATCTGGGATTAACTCTGCAAGACGATCGGCATAAGTTTCTTTGAAAAATCCATTCAATGTTCCAACGGTATTATTTGGAGTACCGTAAGTATTTGCACTTGCCATATACTATATTTCCTTTCTATTAATTATTCTTTTACAACGTATTTTAAAATAACACTGTCGGCAGCAACCATAGCTGCACTGAGTGTTAGAGTTACTTGTGAATCAGCAACGCCGCCAGAAGGAGTTCCAATTGCAATTCCAGCTTGAGCGATTAGATAAACACCAACGCTGTCGTCACAATGTAAAGCAGCCCGAACTTCAGCAACAGGCTCACCCACTTGAATTACAACATTGGTTCCTGCCCCAAGAGCAATAACACCAATGTCTGATAGTTTTAAACAAAGTTCCTGCACTTTTAGTGCAACCGAAAGAACTTTGTCGTCTTTTGATTGATAAGAAATTGACATATTATTTCCTATATTTGGTTAAATGGTTAATAGTTAATTGCCTTGTAATCTTCTTAGATATTTCCACTCAGTATACCTGGTTATGGAAAGTCTTAGTTGACTACCCTATAAAACAAACGATCAAACTCCGAAAAAGTCCTTATAAGACATTTTCTTTTCAGGTTCTTTTACAGAAGTTTTACCGCCCGTATCTTTTACTGCTTTAGCCGAAGAAACAGCAACTGCTTCTTTAGCCTTAGCAAGATTCTTTTTACGAAAATTAGCTAAACGCTGCTTTCCTAAAAACTGTTCTAATGCCTCATCTGGCATAGCGTTGATGAGGGTTTGAATATCTTTTTCAAGTTCTTGTTTTACAAGAGGAATAACATCTTCAGCAGAAACATCATATCCTTCTTGCAAAGCTACAAGCATATAATCTGCAATCTTCTTAACCACATATGGTTCTTTAGGAAGATTAGAGCTTTCTAAAGCAGCGGTCATTTGCTGATCGTACTTCTCGTATGCTTGCTCTTGTAGTCGTTCAAATTCTTTTTGTTCGAATTGTTGTTTTTCTTGTTCACGTTCTTGTTTAAGAGAACGAAGTTCTTCTTCGATTCGTTCTTTTTCAAGTTGTTCAGGTGATTTTTGGGAGTTTTCAATTTCTTGTTCAATAATTTGTCTTGCTAATTCACGTTCATCAATACTAAGTTCTTTAAGAAGCTTGCGAGGGTTTTTAGTGCCTTCGGTGATTAGCTGACGAATTTCTTTTTCAAGCTGGGCATATTCTTGAGCGCGTTTTGTTCCCATGCGTGACATTTGAAGGTGGCGCTTCATGTATTCAATAGCTTCAGGATCATCTGGAATTTCAAATGGAAGATCTTCATCAATCTCACGTCCATCTACTTTTAGACGGAGAGAACGAAGCCTAGCTGCTTCTTTAACGGCAGCTTTTGCTTCTTGACTAGAGTTTTGGGTTGTTTCTGGGGCATCTGCAATTTCGGCAGAAGAAGATTCGAATACCTCGCTTGAGGTTTCGGGACTAGCTGATTGTACAGCTTGTGCTGATGAATTATCCATAATATGATACCTTTTTTACGCCCTTACGGGTAGTTTAAAGTGAACCGCTCGACATGAGTAGGTTTCTATTATAGTTGTTAATATTATTTACCTTTCTTAATATGCTTTTTAATTCTATTAAACCGTTTCTTATCAGAATACAATTCTTTATATAATGGCTTTGTTGATTCGTATGTGTTAGAAGATGCTGACATATATTATTCCTCAGAAGCTGGCATCCTATTTTTCTTTTTTTGTTCAGTTAGCATATTATTTAAACGTCTGTATTTAGCTAATTCAGCTTCTTCTTGTTCTTGTGTTTGCGTTGAAGTTGGACGTAATAATTCAAGAAATGGAGCAGCTCTTCCTGCTAGTTTTCCAGCCATTCCTAATCCAGTTTCAGCAATATCAAGACCTACTTCTGGAATGTTGCCCTCTTTCACATCCATAGCAGCACCAACAGCACCTAAACCTGTTGCAACTTTAGGCAAAGCCCCAAGAACTTTTTGTGTTCCACGTCCCATAGATGACTTTAAATTTGAAAATTGTTTTTCTCTAGCTATTTGATTTTTGATTTTACCAATATCAACATCCCTAGCGCCTTCGGGGTCTTTTATGACAGGAGTTGTATCCATAGGCATACCCTGCTCTAACCATTCACGCACTCTTTTAGTGGATCGGGATGCTTCACTCAATCTTTCCATTTCTTGGAGTGCTTCTGCTTTTGTTGCTTCGTCAATATTAATACCAGCTTCTTTAAATTTATTAGCAATTAGTTCACCAGAAACACCCGCTTGTTTTAATTCTTCTGCGAAACTTGGTGGTGGGGAATATTTTCCACCAATATAAGAAGCTTTACCTAGTCCCTCACTGGGATATTTTTTTTCAATTTCAAGTGCTTCCATTGCAATTGGGTCTTCATAAATATCTTTTGCTAGTGTCCTACCTCTAGATTTTATATCTTCCAATGTCTTTTGTTTTAAATCAGGTGGTAAATCTTCTAGACTTTTCCCAAAATAAACAGTATCTTTTTGTTTAGCTAAATCTTCAAGATTTTTTGTTTGTTGTTGAGCAAATTCTTCAAATTGAAGTTCTTTACGGCGAGCATTTTCAAGATCTCGAAGAAGTTTTTTTTCTTTTTGTTCTGAAGTCATATGAGTAATATCGGTTGCATCTGGGTCTGCTTCTAATATTTTTTTTGCCTTCGCCATATATTAATCCTTTAATCTTTTCTTTAATTTAGAGAATCGCACTTTGCTTGTTTTATGACCAACTTTTTGTTTATCAGCAATAGCTCTTTTTCTTTCAGAAGAAGATAGCTCTGACCACGTTTTGGGTGTGTCGGATGTAACTTTTTTAGATGGTCTGCATTTAGGAGTGCCTTTAGTGGTGCCTGATCCACATTCGTCACCCTTTTGGTTAGTCCATTTTTCAGCAAACCATCTTTTGAGGCTCATTTATAACCACCACCACGAGCCTTATATGTTTTAACAATCCAAGCAGATGCATATGCAGAAGGAAAACGATCAAATTTTTGTTTAGCTTCAGCTTTAACACGAGAATATAAAGCAGAATCTGTTGGCTTAGACCCATCAGAAGTTTTACCTAATGATTTTTTTAGGTTTTTAAATTTAGACATAAACATTATTCTTCTGAAGCAGGTACTCTATTTTTCTTTTTTTGTTCTGGTGTTTCTTCTAAAATACGAGTTGCGTTTGGGTCTTCATTTAATTTTCTTTTTAAGTTTGCCATACCTTACTTCTTACCAGCTATGTTTCTTTTTTTAATTGAATTTTTCAAACCACGAAACTTTTTAATATAATCAGAATCATCTAAATCATCTTCATCAATACTTGAAGCTAATTTATTATGCCCTTGATTCCACATATAGGCAGCTTTTTCTTCATCATTTTTCGAACGTTTTAAAACGCGAGTTGCAATATCATCTGCTAAATTTTGTTCTATTCGATCTTGATTTGCTAAAAATTCTTTTAATTGCTCAGGATTCATTTGTTGCATTAATGCTTCATCTGGACCGATTTGCCCCTTTAGCTCGCGTCTTTTAATAAATTCTTGAGCTGTTTTAGGCATGATTCCATATTCACCTATAGCAGCATCTCCTTCATGAATGCCAGATTTAATCGTTGTGTGATCTAAATCTTTTCCACCAGAAGATTCAATTTGTTTTATAATATTTAAAAAATGTTTTTTATCCATACAATTAAAACGCAATACCTTTTAATTTTTTAATGCTAGGTTCATGCATTTTTTTTAAAAATTCTTTAGGGTGTTCAGAAGCTTGTTTTTCAGCAGTAGCTTTCTTTTTAATAACTTTTTTAAGTCGCTTAAATTTAGACATATTAATCTCGCTTGGATTTGTTGCCAATACATTTCCATTTACGGCGGCTTAAATTGTTTGGGGAGTTGCTATCACTACGCCAATCGCCTTTGATTTTATTTGATCTAGCACAATATGCGTCCGCTTTAGACGTGGAGGGTCTTATGCGATCACCACCATCAGATGCTTTACCAGCTTGTCCATAAGACACCTTGCGTGTCCTACCACCAACGGTTTTAATAATCTTTGTAAATCGTTTACCCTTAGCTGGTTTTGCCATAATTATTACCTAACGTATAGTTGTTATTTTATAAATAAAATGTATAAAAATAATATAATATTAAAAAATACTGAGGTAATAAAGGCTTTTTTATAAGAATTATGTAGTTTTTTATGTTGCCTATGGGCAACGCTTAAATCAATGAATTCTTTTTTTGGTTTGTGTTCTTTTGGATTTTTTTTAAATATAACAACGGCCATATTATAAGTTGTTAAAATAAAAAAAAGGATGGGGCATTTCTGCCCCATCCCCTATTATATTAATTTAGTATATATTAAGCTAAAGTAAAATCAAAGGAAGAAACTCCTTCAATTTCTGATCGCTTAACAACAAGAAGACTTCGATCTGGTTTAGATATAATCACCTTGTGAAGTTCAAAAACATCACCAGTCATCATTCCAGAACGTAGTTTCATTGCTTTCTGTGATTCAAAATCACGGAAAGATGCCACTAAACGCTTTGAGCTGCCTTGTTTTTTATAAATAAAGGTAACAAGTTCCCAACTAGATTCACTTGAGAATTGAGCATCAGCTGCTACTTTTGGTAGTGCTTTTACCATATCCTTGGTCATTTCAACTAAAACGGATTGACCTGGAATTGGTTGAGTTGCAGAAACTAATGCTTTATCTACAGTGACGTTATTTTCTGAAGTTCCAAGTGGAACATAAAAACCAGTGTTTCCTCTTCCACCACTAACTTTATTTACGTTATTACGAACAACAATTCCTTCTTGACGGCAACGTATTGCAAAGTTAGCAAAAACGGTATTCGGTTCCCCAGCACCAAAAATACCATCAATTTCGTTATTTTCAACTAATCCACCAAAGGATTCAATTGTAACAGCAGAATTGAACATTGATTTGTTACCAGTAGCACTAATAACAGCACCAGATTGACCTTTAATCAAATTGTTTTTAAAGGTGAGGTTTTTGAAGTTATTATTTTGTGGTGTAGTATTTGTTCCAATGTAAACAAAGTTTCTTGCAACGTTTGGTACAGAATACGCAATATTAACTACAGTAAAACTAATTGTTTGCCCAACAGTTCCAGAAATAAGTTTATTAATTGTAACGTTATTTCCAGACACAGATTGAACCTGCCCCTGACTAGTCCAAGCAGATGAAGTCATTGAACCACCAACAACAATACCTCTTGTGCTTCCTACTTGTATAACAGATTGAGCACCAATCGAAACAATGGTTGCGTTTGCTGTAAAAGTGCTGAATCCAGGCACATCTGCTGGTTCGCTACCAACGAATGTTTTTCCATCGAAAACGCAGTTTTGTATTACTCCATTATCTGAAAGGGTTGTACCACCAGACATAACAGCAGAGTCACCATTCGCAGTGAATCTACAATTTTCAATTAAGAAATTAAGATATCCACTACCACTAGAGTTACCAAAACCTAAAGCAGCACCTTCCTGCCCAACGCTTCCGTCAAATCCAATAGCGGTTAAATTACGAATAACCATTCCATTTGAATTTTGAGTAAAAGCAATGGTAGCGGGGACGCTGCTGGTATTTATCGTCTGTGTAATTGATACGTTTGTTCTTGCTGCTTTAAAGCTAAAAACAACTTTTGAACCAGTTGCACTGACAGGAGTTGATAGTGTAATGACCTTAGTAGTAGCATTAATAGCAGAAATAACCGATTCAACGCCACTCCCTACAATTTTTTGTCCAACAACAATACCAGTAACACTTGGTAGTGTGATTGTTGTACTTCCTTGTGTTACGTTTGCAGCTAATTTAAAAGACAATACAACACCTGATCCACCAGCAGAAGTTGCTGCATCTAAAGTGATAACCCTAGTGGTTGCATTGATTGCTGTAATATAAGCATTAACACCAACACCTTCTACTTTCATTCCAACAACAAGACTTGTTGTGTTTGGTAATGTAATTGTTGTTACACCAGAAGCAACTGTTGTTGTTTTAGAAACAACAGTAGGATCTGCCGAAGCTACTGTGGGCAATGATACGCGGAATTGTGTTGCGCTAATAATTTGCGAAACCCGCGATCCAGATGTAATATTAGTTCCACTTACTGATTTACCACGAACTAAAGCGGCAGTTGATGAAACTGTTATAACATCTTCTCCTGAAAAGAAAGAAGAACCAGTAAGAACATCATTTGCTAGTTTGCCTTGAAGAACGGTAAGATCTTTTCCAGCACCTTGCATTGTTATGGTTTTACCCATAAAATCAATGTTTTCGTTCCAAGTACCTTCGCCGATATTAACAATATCACCAGTAACTGCATCGTAAATAGCAGACTGGATTTGTGTGTGGGTTCCAGACCCATCTTTTTTTACATAAAATGTAGACATATTTTTTTTCCTTTTTATTTAACCGATCTGGAATTAGATCGTTATATAAGAAGCAAAGGGGCTAGTGATTTCTCACCAGCCCCTAAGCTAAACTAAACTGCTAAGTTATTAGCTAACTTGGCAATCTTCGCTCTCAATTTCAACAGGGAGAGCTTGTCCTGAGTTCTTACCTTTAAGGTCAACGGCGCGAGCCTTTTTAACCGTAATTTCAGAAGTTTTTGCAGCAACGCGAAGACCAACGGCCTTTTCTTTGCCTTCAAGAGCTTCAGCACGAACGTTTTCAACTGATACGTCGGATGACTTACCGCGAATTTCAACGCCAGCAATCATGCTACCTGATTTACTGTCTGCAACAAGAACATCTTCAATAGATCCATCGGTACATCCGTTAATGGAAACACCGCGAATTTTATGAACACCTGATTCTGGTTCAGACTCTTCATTGACACCGAATGCAACTTGTTGTGCATCCGAGCCTAGAGACTTAATAGAATCTTTTGCATCAGCAGTCTGGTGATCTTTAATCACAACGCGCTCAACGCTGAATCCAGCGGCACTGTCAATACGAACACCGAAAGAACCTTTATGAACGTGATGTTGTCCATCGAGGTTACGAACGAGTTTGTAGGTGACTGGACCACTTCCTGAACCGAATCCGAGTAGAGAAGCGCACTGTTCATAAGTAACAGGAGTTTCGCTGTCGGCAGTTACAAGAGCTAAAGTTTCAGAGTTAACAAGTTTTAGCTTGAAGAGACTGTCGCTTAGATCTGGCAATAGAGCTGCTGAGTAAGCAACGGTTTGACGACGATCAGTTCTAGCTGCTGCTTGTTCAAGAATTTTATCTTTGTCGATAGACAAAGATCCATCTGCTTTTTCAAGCCAAGGATAAATTTCACCATAGCCATAATAAGTGCCGTCATCTTGGAAAATATCTCCCTGATAACCACCTTTTAGACCAACGTGGTTAGCAGTAAGAGCACCAAGAGCACTCATCATTGATTTACGAAGTGCAAGAACACCGATATCAATGTTTGAATTATCAACGCCACCTAGCTGTGCTTGTGGAATCGCTCCGGTGAAGTACTTTTTAAGTAATTGCGCTGCTTCAACTGCGGCAAGACCAGCTTCAACAACATCGTTTCCTTTGTACAATCCGCTTGCTTTTTTAGCGGTCCATGCAGAAGAACCACCAGCTGCAACATAGTTAGCTACAGCTTTAGCTGCTGTATCAAATGAGTCTACTGGTTTTGCTTCGGCAGCATATGCTTTTGCAACAGATTCAATCGCTTCTTTTGAAAGAAGGAGTGTTGCTGGTGCCATAGAAGCTGCATCAGATTGAGCATTAGTGTATCCAAATGGACGCAATCCGTTTCCATTAAAGGTTTTGTTAAATCCCTTTCCTGGGGCAGCAATTGCAATTGTTTCCATTGGAGCAAGATGCATTCCACTGAAAGTACAATCAAGAATATAAATATCTTGAACAGTACCGCCGCGAGAAGACGCTAGAGGACCAACGCCTTCGGAACTAGACCCAACACGGAAACCATAAGAAACAGAGTCAGGATAACGGAATCCATCTGATGTTCTTGGGTTTTGTGCAATAAGGTTAGTAGAACGTGGAATCTGTGCAACACTTGTCATTTGCTGTAAACCGTTCATAGCAAGACCAGCGCGATTAGCTCCAGCAACGTTTAATGCATTGTGGCCAGTGTTAACTTGAATGTAAGTGTCATCGGCAGATTTCATTGATTTGCGATGAGCAGCTTGCATTGCGAGAAGGGCTTTACGAACACCAGCTGCTTGAGCAGAAGGAACACCTGCTGTAACAAGTTCAGCTTCTGATTTAATTACAGGATAACGTGTTGTTTTCCCGTTTCCGAAAGTATCGGTTGCACCGCTCGCGATTGAATCCCACTTCATCCAAGGACAAGCTAATGCCCCAGAGGTTGCCCAAGTTGAAGGACGTTCAAAATAACCAAGCATAATTTCTACGTTAGCTAACTGTGCATAGTGAGAAAGCGCCATAGAGCTGTTTGAAACTGCTTTATTGAGCATTTCTTGATGAACATCTTTAAAAACAATCTGTGAAGAATCGTTAAAAATTGCTGTTCCGAAATATGAACCTTGGTTAACAGTTGAAGCGTTTCCTGAAGAAATACCTTCAACTAAGAGCCCTTTTACAAAATGGCCGCGAATAGCAAAGTGGTTGTTACGAGCGAGTCGTCCAACACCAGTTGAGCTATAGATGTGAGCATTTTGAGCACCTTTTGATGAAAGACCAGCAAAGTGACCATCTGATAAGTCAATGATTGAGCTAAAAGCGGCAACTCGATTTGGACGCTCGTGCGCACCAATACTAAAACCAGCTAAATCAATAACTTGATCCTTACCCCACATACGAATCTCAGAGTTTACCCCAAGAAGCATGATTGGTTGTCTAGATGCATCGGTAGTAGACCAAAGAGACACTGGATCTTTAAGATACTCAACATCACCGCGATAGTTAACGGGTTTTGCAAATCCACGGTGAGAAAGTGACTCTTGTTCAACTGTACCAGGGAGTGCGTGAACTAATCCTGTATTTTGAACGCCGTTTAAAGTGCTGTTTGCCGCTTGAAAGCCAGGGAAAATAGCGTTACGAATAGCGTTAACAATATCGCCCATTAGTTTTAATTGACAAGGAACTTCACCAAGAATAACAGTTCCCCAACGAAGTGCAGCATCGTCAGCGAATAGTAGAACTGTTTTTCCAGAAGCACGCTTTTTAAGCGCATCCATCATTGTTCCAGAAGGAATTCCGTCTGCGATGTTGGCTGCTTTAATAGAAGCAAGGTCAAGAACAACGCGAGTACCAATAACAGTACCATCTTCGCGATGATCGGGAACGCGAGTTTCGCGACGACCATTGTTAGCAACAAGTGCTCCACCAACAGCAGCTGGTGCTGTTGATGAACCTGGCGCTCCACCAACAGGAATCAACCCAATTGCTTCGTCGAAACGAATTGTGCCACCTGCTTCATATTTTTTTACAAGACGCTCGCGCTCTGCTTTTAGTTTTTGATAGAGTGCTTCGCCTTTTAATTTTGATTTACTCATAGTATACCTTTCGATAGTTTATTTTATTATAATAAAAAATGGAGATGTGTGGCTAATGTTATTAAACACACACCCCCATTACAAAGTTGTTAATTCTTACGAACGAACATCTTTTAAATACCTTACACGTAGTTTGTCACCAAGTGCAAGTGCTTCTGCTTCTCCTTGTAACATAGAGCCAGCAAAAGTTAATCTTGTTTTTCCGTTCATGACAGAAACTTCATAATCTTCACCTTCAAGCATCATTAAACGATCAATTGAGAAAACAATTGACATTGAGAATGCTTTATGGCTAAGTTCAATGTAGTTATTTGCAATAGTTTGTGAAGAAACCATGAAGGAATCAACAGCAAAACGACCACCGAAATCATCAGCAAGACTTTCTGCGTATTGTTTTGCTTCCTGTTTAGCAGCAGCAATATAACCAGTGACAGAAGTAGCAAAATTTTCATCATTACCAAGAGCTTCTGCTAACTCACGAAGAGTATCGAGCATCTCTGGCGCAGAATCAATAACCGCTGCTACTTTTTGATTGGTGTATTCTTTAGATTCAAAAAGAACGCGACTGTCTTCAGAAGCACGTAATGCTTCTTCTGCATCAATTTCATATTGAAGTTGAGCTTCACGAGCCATCGCACGAGTTTCTTCTGCAAGAACTTCAGCGTCGGTGTATACTTTAGATTCAGAAAGAACACGAATATCTTCGCTTGCACGAAGTAGTTCTTCAGCATCAATTTCAGATTGAAGTAAAGCTTCAACACCCATTGCTCGTGTTTTTTCAGCATCGGTATAAGTTTTAGCTTCACCAAGAACACGAATATCTTCAGAAGCACGAAGTGTTGCTTCTGCTGAATCAGCGGCAATACGTGCAGCGGTTTCAGCAGCTTCAGCTGCCATTGCGCGAGTTTTTTCAGCATCAGTGTATGCTTTAGCTTCACCAAGAACTCTTACATCTTCGCTTGCACGAAGAGCCGCTTCAGCAGCTTCAGCTGCCATCGCACGAGTTTCTTCTGCGTTAACATCAGAAATACGATCTACAATTTCTTGATCTAAGTCAAATCGTAATTCTTGTGCATAACCATCTAAATCGTCAAGATCTAGTCTGATTGCAGCATCAGCAGCAGCAAATTCAGAACGAATTGCAGCTTCTTGTGCCATTGCACGAGCTTTTTCGACATCAGTGTATGCTTTAGCTTCACCAAGAACTCTTACATCTTCAGAAGCACGGAGGAGTTCTTCGGCATCAATTTCAGATTGAAGCTGGGCTTCACGAGCCATTGCACGAACTTCTTCAGCATCAATTTCGGATTGAAGTTGAGCTTCACGAGCCATCGCACGTGATTCTTCAGCATCAATGTCTGACTGAAGTCCAGCTTCAGCTGCCATTGCACGAGCTTTTTCAGCGTCGGTGTATGCCATTGCATCAGATTCAGCTTTAGCAATTGACCCTTCACCAGTTCCTTCTATAACATCTAAACGAGTTTCATGATCGTATAGTTGTGATAAAATTTGTGAGGTTGCAGTTTGATCTGAAGCAATATACTCAGCAATTTCACGAAGAGTATTATACGCTTCGGGAGCGGCATCAATAACAGACGCAATGCTCATGTCTGTGTATGCTTTAGATTCACTTAATACACGGGCATCTTCAGATTCACGAGTTAAAGCTTCAGCAGCTTCAGCAGCCATTGCACGAACTTTTTCTTCGTCAGTATATGCTTTAGCTTCACCGAGAACCCGAATGTCTTCAGAAGCACGTAATTCTTCTTCTGCATCAATTTCAGATTGAAGTGCTTCTTCTGCAAGCTGTGCTCGGGATTCCTCTGTCCAAATTTGTTCTTGAAGATATTGCTCGGCTGCCATTGCACGAACTTTTTCTTCGTCAGTATACAATTTAGCTTCACTTAATACACGAATATCTTCAGAAGCGCGAGTTGTAATTTCTTGCTCTATATCAAAATGTAATTCGTCAAGACCTAGTCTGATTTCAGCATCAGCAGCTGCAAATTCAGAACGAATTGCCGCTTCTTGCACCATTGCACGATATTCTTCATTAAGAACTATTTGATTGGTGTAAGTTTTAGATTCAGATAATACACGAACGTCTTCAGACGCACGAAGTTCTGCTTCAGCAGCTTCAGCTGCCATTGCGCGAGTTTTTTCTGCGTCAGTATATAATTTAGACTCAGAAAGAACGCGAGCATCTTCAGAAGTTCGAGTTGCAATTTCAGAATCTAGATCATCACGAAGCAATTGATCAGCAGCTTCTCTAGCTGTTTTTTCAACTAAATCAGCAGCAGCAAAGTCATAACGAATGTCGGCATCTTCCGCAGAACGGATTGCTGCTTCTTCTGAAACTTTTTCGTCTGTATAATCTTTAGATTCTAGTAAAACCAAAGCATCAGCAGCTGCAAATTCTCCACGAATTGCAGAGTCTGCATCTTCACGAGCAGCTTGTTCAGCGGCATCAGCGGCTGCACGAGCAAGAGCTTCTGCTGCATCAGCAGCTGCACGAGCAAGAGCTTCTGCTGCATCACCAGCATCAACATAAGATTTTCTTGCCAATTCATTTGCATGAGTTGGGTCATAAGAAACTCTTGGCATCTCTAGAAGTTGGAATTTATTATCAGAATCTAGTTTAAATAAAGCAGCTTCAGAACCATCTACTTTAAGTGCTTTAAATGAATCTTCATTTAAAAATAAGACTTTAGAACCATCTACGCTCTGCGAACGTAAAAACTTCTTTTTGATTTGAATACTCATATTTTCTCCTTTTATGAGCTTTAAATACACCACTCCCTTGAATAGAAACATCCAAAGGAGAAATATATATTATTTGATTAATTGTGGTCGTATATAATGCGTATTTTATCGTCTATTCCAGCAACATAATCATAATCAAAGCCATCCCACTTTAATTCGTTGCCTTCTACAATAAAATCAACGCCAAAAAAAAGGGCACCACCACCCTCTTTAATATCTACCTGCACAAATTGGGGGTTGATTGGGGTTTTGTCAAGAACTATTTTTTTAGCCATTAATTCCGCCGAAGTTACAATAACATATTGAATTCTTCGAGCGTTATTTTTTAATAAATATTGTGGATGGGGGTTTGCTGTTGTCATGTGCTCTAGTAACACAACTTCACTATTTGAAAGGAGTGTTTCTAAACCAGCATCGTTTTTAGAATAAACAAGTCCATCTGCTTTTGCATAAATTGTAACTTTATTTGTAAGAGGTGTTTCTGGAACTGCTGTTGTTTTTTGTAAAATAATTTGGCTCATTATATAACCTCTACAATTCCATTAATGCCAACTTCAACATTACCCGTTTCATTCATGTCAATATAACCATTCACTGTAACGGTTCCAACATTTAATGTGATTTTAGTTGTTAAAATAAATTCATCAAAATTTGCAGTAACGGGTGGAAGCGGTTGTTCTCTAAATGTTAATTCTGTTGTTGCTGGGTCGTATTGTAATAATAACATATTAAGTAACCGTTAAACTGGCAATTTCTCTTTTTGTACCATCGACATATGTTACTGTAACAACTGCAACAATTTCACCAGCCGACCCACCTCTTTTATATGTATATGTGGATGTAGTTGATGTGTGTATCCCATTAAAATAATCAAAGGATTCTTTAACTAAGCCATTGCTAACTTTTAAAGAATTATCAACTGCTACATCAGCAAAACGTGTACCATTTCCTATTTTAACAGAATCGGTTTGATGATCAACAGCAACTTCAACTGAACCAACAACAACTGTTGCCTCTGTTGTGGTCCGCAAAGCTCCTGTTGTATCATCGAATGCATGTTGTAATACTTGAGCGGAGTCTAATCTAGAAGGAGATGGTTTGTTACTTGGCATAATCTACCATTGAATTATTATTGTAACATTTGGTCTGCTGTAACCGGCATATTCTCAAATGGAGGGGGCGGAGATGGCACACCTGGAACTTGTAATTGTTGGCCGGTTGCGGCTTGCACAGTTTCACCAGCTTGAACATTACCACCTTGTGTTTGCATCATTTGTTGCATTTGTGAATTTTGAATTGATTGATTTGATGGCATTTCTTGTCCAGCTAATGGTCCTTGTTGCATACCAATAGGAGGAAGGGGTTGCTCTCCAACAAGTTGTAATAATGCTGGATCTGTTTCTCTTAATGAATTTAAATGTTTTTCAATGTGTTCTAAAACAAGACGAACAAGATCCGGGTCGCGGCGTAGATCTGGATCGGAAAGAACCGCTTTGTGTTCGTTAATATGAAGACGATGTTTGTCTAAAGGAGAAACCAAAACTTCTCTTCCTTCTAACATCTGCTCGTTTTCTGATTTAATTAAAAGCAATTCATTCATTTCACCTTCAAACATAGTTTCAATCTTACCTGTGTTAATTACTTGAAAATATTGTTCGGGTGATTTAATAAGATTCATTTGTAGCATTTGTTCAGCCATTTGAACTCGACCGGCAGTTGTTCGAGAAAGAGGGTTACCAACATCAACAACAACGCGATTAATTGCGGAAATTTGTTCGCCTGTAAATTCTTTTAAAAGTGGGCGGTTGTTTTTACCAACCAAAGCAATAACTTTAGGAGTCGTTGCAAAGTCTTTTAAAATTTGAATGATTGCAGTTCCAACATCCTCAATAAGTTTTACATAACTTTGTTGAAGACCTGAAATATATTGCAATGACATTGATTGAACAAGTGCAAGTGCTGTACCCGATTTAAGAGAAGCTTCAGGATTTCCACGAGTTACACTATTAACACCCGAAATAGTTTCAGCTGACTGAATTAACATATTTAAAAAGTTAAATACTTCTGGTGGAGTTGATGTTAATTGAAGCGGTTCAGGACGAGCGTTACCTTCAATAATGTTCATCGCACCATCTAATGTATTAACTGCAATATCAGCACCGCGAGGAACGAATAAATTTTGAACACCAAAGGCGTTTTGGTTGGTCATAATTGTGCTGTAAAGCGAGTTAATACCTTCTTGAATAGGAAAGATATCAAACATCGGAGTATAACCGTATGGTGTGCCCATAATCTCACGAGGAGTAATACGGAAAACAGGTAGAACACGGTACGGCATTTTTGTGTCTAATAAAACAATCTCCGAATCAACGAAAAGCATGTACCGACCGTCTGGCATTGCTTCTGTTCGCTTATGATAAAATTCATATACCGGAATATCGTCGGTTTCATCGTTGCTAAATACAGCCAAACGATACACTGCGCTTTGGTTTTTAGGTTTTACACCAAGAAGTTTTTCTTTTAACTCGGGATATTTTGCGATTAAATTATAACGATTTTGAAATGAACGAGTTAAAATCCACTCGTTGTTCCAAGTCTCTTTTGTGCCGTCTACAACAACATCAAAAGGAGAAAGATTAGTGAATTCAAGCTCACCCTCATACACCATTTCACCAGTCTCAGGATCTGCGTCATATGCTTCGCCCGCAGTCGCGTTCCAATCTAGTTTAACATATCCAGAACCAAGAACAATTGCCATTTCGGTTGCTTTTTTAAGACAATCCTCAAGGTGTTTTTCACGCATATAATAATCTAAAACACCATTAGCTACATAAGTTTGTGCTAATGACTTATAATCCGTGTTTACAGCTCTAGCTTCCATCATAGGACGGTTGGCTGTAATCATTGTAAAAATGTGTTGAGCGATGTTTGCAAAATGGTTAACCGGTAACATGGTAAGTTCACCCTGTTCACCAGAAAATTCAACTCTATGGCCATATCCAAGGTCATTAGAATAAGCCCCGTGGTAGGCCCGCCACATTCTAGACATTTTCTCCAAGTAAGCGTTGGCTCTTAGAAGGTTAAAAAAGCTATCACCTTTAGCTAAAAGGATTCCCGCGCAGTCCTCTGCTTTTTTTTGAGCAAAGTAAACTTCGTCTTGTTGTTTTTGATCCATTTTAGTAAAAGGAGTATCCATTTATTCACCCACAAATAACCATAATTGCATTAGTTAAGTTTCTATACAAGTATAGTTGTTATTTTTTCTTTACGTTAAAAATAGCTCGATAAACATCGTTTGCTTGTTGGCCGTAAAAATTTTTAGGGTTATTAACATATAAATCTTTTAAATCATAATTATAATGAGCGGGATATGGATTTTTATTATAACTTACAGATCTTACAAGATATTTAGCGGCATCTACAGTATCATAATGACCATTATCAGGCGAACGAGCAAAAGTTGTTTTGGTTTCTACATTTTTCCATTTACAATTTCTTAGATGACGAATAAGGGTCTTACATTTTGGGTTTATTATAATTTTTTTAGTGGCAAGCATAACCCTAAGATTATTTAATGCAGATTCATTGTCATCTTTTTTAGCCGGAACAAACGTTAATTTATTATTAGATATACGAGTAATTTCTTGTGTAACAATATAATTAATGTCACTAACACGAGTGTGTGGAATTTTAATTTCATTACTTATAGGATTAGTCCAAAGTTCAATTTCTTTTTTAAGAATTTTTTCAGTTAAATCTGGTAGTTGTAATTCTTTTCCACTTAAAACTATTTCATCTTCAAAAATTATTTTATCTGCTTTAAAATCATAATAAGCGAATAAAACAGCAGTTAAGTCTTTGTACCCAAGATCCATTGCAACATATGTATCGTAAAATGGTGGTTTGGGCCACTCTTTAATAATTTCTTTTTCTAACTCAACCGTGAATTCTGGGAATAAAACATTTTCTTCTTCTCGAATAACTTCACAAAGATATTCACGTCTAAACTGAGGAGAGTTTTCTCCACCCATTTCTTTAATTGCACGATCAATTTGTTCTTGAGCAAGCATTGGGTTATCAAAAATTGTTTTTTTAGTAAGAGTTGAGTTTAATTCAGCTTGTTCGATAAACTCATAAAAGTCATGATCTGAGTCTGTTGGGGGTGTGGAAGCTAGGATAATTTTACCACCAGTATGCATTAGAGTTGGTAATAAAATAGATTTAACAATGTGTTTTAAATTATCACAGAAGCCAGCCTCATCTACAAGAACAAGATCAGACTTTTGACCCCGTAGGCGTTCGTAGTGTTTGTTATCACTACCGGCTAACTGAATAGAACTTCCATTAGAAAAATGGTATGTAAATTTACTTTCAATATATGTTGGCTTTAAATGCTCGGGACAGTCTTCTAAAAGCATTTTAAAAATAGGATCAAATATGTTTTTAGCGTGAAGCTTAGTGTCAGTTAGAAGCTTTACAATGGAGTTTGATTTACGAAGACATTGCTCTAAAGCGATAAGAGCAAGAGCCACAGATTTACCACTCTGACGAGCTAATAGCCATACAAGGGTAGCATTATCATCTGCGTCATTAAAGATTTTACGCATGTCTTTTTGAACAGCGTGACATTTCCAAGACAGTTCGCCCCGAGCCCAAAGCTCAGCAACCGCATCTTTTTTGCTTATTTTATTTTTAAGAGAATGTTCCTTGCTCATTATCTAACATTTTTAATAGATCGTCGTTATTCATTTTTTGTGTTTGAATTGATATAGACGAGCTAGAACCTTTTGATAAAAGTATTTTTGTAAATATTTCAACGCGCTTTGCTTCTTCAAGAGTAAGTTCTCTATCCATTGAAATTTCTTTCATTCGGGCCAATTGAACTTTAGCAATCATTTCTTCATCAGATGATGCTTCTACTTGATAGGCAATAAAATTTTGTTTTTCTTCTTGAAGAAGTGGAGTTGATTTTTCAAGAAGATCCTTTAATTCAACATTTTCTTCTTCTAATACCTTGACTTTTCTAGATAATGATAGAATTGTTTTATATTGTGCTTCTGCGTATTTTTGCAAAGAAGCAGCATCTTTAAATTGTTCTAGCATTTTATCTATTGAGTCCATTAGAATTTAACAGCGGATCTAATCTGCTGCCCTAGCTTCATAGTTGAAACATGAGAACGTAGTTCTTCGGCTTCTTTTTTAGATTCAATGGATTGTTCTTCTAGTGTCTTTAAACGACCTATCAAAGAATTAAGAATTTTATCTTCTTCTCGATTAATCATGTATCCAGCGAATCCAGTTAAAATAGCAAACACAGGGGCGTCTTGCAAAGAAGCACCTGACATTAACATTTTTACACTAAAAGCAACAAAAAGACCAAGAGGGATATACTTAATATACTCTTTCATAGTGTTTCCTCGATGAATTTAAAAAGTGATGGTTTCGTAAGCCACTGATTTTATTTGCCTTAATATGGCGGTTGGCATTGAAGAAATCACTTCTTATAGTATAGTTGTTAATTAACAACTTTATATATGAGTGATAAAATAAAAATTAAAGATGATTATTATATTTGGAACAAAGGCGACAATCTTTGGATTAATAATTGGTTTAAAACCAAAGAATTTGAATGTAAATGTTCCAATAAAGAATGTGTAGAACAAAAAATTGCGGTTGAACTGGTTAATCGTTTAACTGAAATTAGAGACTATACAAAAAGCCCAATGAGGGTCACATCTGGGTATCGTTGTAGTAAACACCAAGAAGAAATTAGAAATAGTGGAACATCAACAGTTGTTGCTAAAAAAAGCACACACGAGCTGGGTAATGCTGCCGACATTTCTGTTTCTAGCTTAACAACATTAAATTTATTACCGATTGTAGAAAAAAAGTTTAAATCAATCGGTATTGCGAACAATTTTTTACATGTTGATCTTAGGGACGATAAAGCTCGTCGCTGGAAATATTAAGCATCATTACAAAATTGGGTCATATTTTCTTTAACCTGATCATATAAAACGTCTTCAGGTAATTGAATCAAATATGGGTTCATATAATTATCTTCTGTATCAACATGGTGTTTATCTAAAATACAATGGGTTAGTTCGTGGAACATCAATTGTTTTTTTGTTTCTAGATTAGAAATTGTCCAATAATTTTCATCAATCAATATCTCTTTGCGATGTAAATAAACGGTACACAGTCCGATATTGTCATCTGTTAATTTACTAAATCGTATAGAAAATTGATTTGGTTTTTGTATTTTATTACATTGCTCTTTTCCAAGAGCCATAAATTCTGCATAATATACATTAAGATCTTTATCAATATTATTTAATGGTATAGTAAAAAACAATATAATAGCAGAAAACCAAGCAGCTAATAACCCCATTTTAGTTCGCCTCATTTGATTTTCTTCTTGCTCTTAATTTAATCATGTTTTCATGCGAACGCTTTACGTTACAAGAACCACATACTGAACCATTCCATAATTTTCCAGTTTCATCTACTGTTTTTTTATTTTTTCCGTCCGGGTATTTTCCCGTTTCTATTCTATCTTTTAAAACTTTACAAATCTTACATATTCTTTTATTGTTTTCCATATTTATTTCTCAATTTTAAAGGCACACTCATTGTATTACACACATCCAGTTCATGTTGTTTTATTCCACCTAAAGTTAAAATAGACATTAATTCTAATATATTATTCTCATTAAGAACGTCAACAGTATCGGAATATTTCATTTCATTAAATGTGTTATTTATTTTAAAAATTTTTTTATACTTATTACCCATGTCTAGTTGTTTAATTTTTTTATTAAGTCTGTTCATTCTGATCCAGCCTCATAGTTGCATTTACAGCAGGTTAATTTATCAGTGACGGGGTGCCTTGACCAATCGTGAATTTCGTCAATTTCATGACATTTTGGGATTGGTTTTGGTTTGTTTCTATTTTCAGCAACATTTACTGCATTAAAAAACATATAACCAAGTACCATCATAAGCATAAAAATCAGCAATTCCATAATAATCTCCTAGACTTACAAGAATTTAACAACTATAACTAAAGTTGCACGTATGTGAACCTAATAAACATTACGTATCAACTACGACGAGCTTCAAACAGCGAGTCGCCGACGTTACCAATTAACGTACCGACAACATCAGTTATTCGCCACGGATTAGTGTATTCACCACTTCTATCCTTTAAAACCCAAACAAAACTACCTACCAAGCCAATAGAAAGACAAAAATCTTTTTTTGGCTTTCGTAAATTTCTTACTATATATCCATACATAACACCATCCATACCCATACAACTACACCTTATGTCTTACATTAATTAATTCTTTTGTTACATTATTTTATGTGTTTTGTATCTTTATAGAATAATGTGGTCAAAGAATTATCGGAATATATTATGTTGTTTACTTTATTGTTGGGATAGTTGGTTTGTATGAAAGACGATGCATCATCCATTTTATCGAATATACCAACAATAATTTTATCGTTACGCTTATTAACCAGTAGAACGTGTATTTTATAATCTTTTGTAACGGCTATACGAACTTTATAGGACACAATTAATCTGTTAGTGTATGGAGTATACCCAGCGGATACAAACGCTTCTATAAGCTCTACAGCACGTATCTTACGCGTTTTTATATCACACCCCCCCGATACAAGTAAAACGAATTGAAGATTGGGTAAATCACGGATTAACTTACGGCAGGAGTGAGATTTATCCTGAATTTGTGATATGTTTCTAGATACAGCTGCTAGAATATTATTACTATGAGAGATAAAGAATCGTTTATCTTTTTCATTAATAAAACCCCATACTCCGGGTTTAGAATAATCTAGTAAATCTTTTATGTTCATAAATTAACATCATATAATTGTGTCAATCAGTTTCATCCCATTTAATGATATCAACGACTTACAGAGTGACAAATTACCTTTACACTAAGACAATATACAAAATAAACCCTATTTGTTGATATAACGCACATACAGGGTGTTTCTGTAATAGTTGTTAACTAATCTAATTGTGTTTCTAGAATATATATTAAAAATTCGCGGATGGGCTTGGCTAACGCTATCGCACTCACAAAGTACCCTACCCCCCCCCTCCTCCTGGCATACTTCCTGCTACCTGCAATCCCCATACCTCAACTCAACCAGTTGAATAAACTGAACTAGTTGTGGCATGCCGTATGCAAGAAAGATTTTAGCACTAAATCGAATCGGTTGAATTTAGCCCTCTATTATATACAGGGTAGAACTAAACGGGAATGGTTTAGGTGGTGTCGAAGACCTTGACAGTGTCGATAAGTTCTACAGGGTGTTTGAATGGTGTGGCATGGGGAAGTCTAATGATATCAGGTATTTAGACGTTGGCATGGCTGCTGCAGTGATCGGTAGCATGACGATGCAGTCATGGGATAGCACTAGATTCTCTCTCTCTCCTCTAGTGTTAACTCTCTCCTCTCTCCCGAAATACCCCACGGACGGGGTATCGTTGGCGGATGGTTCCCGCTAACCTGACGATGGGAAACCCTTTGCATGAGTTGGTCTTCGTGCATCGTATAAGATAGACAAGCGATCGCGTGGCACTATGCCTGACGATTGCGCCGATAGGGTACCATGCTACAGCCTTAACTGGCTATGCTTTAACGCCCTATTGCCCCCGATAAGACGGTTACTGGTCCGGGGAATAGCCGATAATAAACGGTAGAAAGTCCGTTGCATCGGAGTAGGTTCGAAACAATTCCAGGAATGGAATTGTCGCAAGGATTAACCTTGCCTGATGATGAACCTAAACAAAGAGGATATATCATGAAAAAACAAATTGACGCCATCGAATCCGAACTAAACTCTAATCTCTTTAATTTAACTTTAATCGTCTGCGGTGTTTTAATTCTTTACTGCATTAAGTTTTACGCTTAATAATATAACTAAGGAGTCAATGTATATGTCACAAAATACCTTGAAAATTAATGTTTCACCACCAATTGAAACAAAATGGGGATTTGATTTAACGTCAATCACTGCTGAAAATTGGGGGAGAGTCCTACAGGCAGTTGGTATAAATAAAAAACCAAAACATGAAGACGTTATGTGGATTTGGTCCGGGGACGGAATTAAAATTCACACTGGGAATGATCCAATTTCGGGTAAATATGCTCAAGGCCGTAGAGACGTAGAAAAGGATTATGCCAGCTATATTGGTTTATATGGGGAGAAGGCATTAGTTGAAAAGGCCGCTAAAATTATCCGCGACCTTGCCGACGATATTAAGGAAGAAACACCAAACAATAGTGGATTTATATAAACCGAAATCCAATATTATAGTAATATAACCTTATATTAAGGAGTCGATGATATGTTAACCAAAAATGCTAAAATGAAACGCTCAGAGGGTTCGAGGTTTAAAAAAATATTCAATTGGACCATCCCCGCATTCATGACCAAGGACGGGTTTAAAACCTGCCCAATGGCCGGAGTTTGTGCGTCCGGTTGCTATGCTCGGATGGGCGCTTATGTTTGGTCCAATGTTTACGGAAAGCACGAGGCAAACTTGAAGCTAACCCAAGCCCCTGAATTCGTTCAGGCTATGAGTCTTGAGGTTAAGCGAGTCAAGGCGGACCTAGTCCGTATCCATGACGCCGGTGACTTCTACTCTCTTGAGTATCTTTTGAAGTGGATTGACATTGCAAAACTCAATCCATCGGTGCAATTCTACGCATACACCAAAAGCGTAAGCATGGTCAAAAGTGTGACATTGCCTGATAACTTGACCATTATTTTCTCTCTAGGTGGGCGAGAAGATTACTTGATTGACACAAAAACCGATCGGCATAGCCGAGTTTTTTCCTCGATTGAACAATTGCAAGCTTCGGGATACGTCGATACTAGTCACGACGATACCCATGCAATCGGCGTCAATCATCGAATCGGGTTAGTATACCACGGCAATAAAAAATTCGATAACACGGCATGGGATCGGGTTAGCGCATAATAAAAGAAAGGGCCGCGATATGGTTAAGGAATTGCTAATAGATCATAATGGGCGGGAATTATACCTAGTCGGGAAAGTGTACTATGGGAATAGACTTGACCCTGAAGATAGGGGCGATATCACAGGGTTCAAAGTATTCGATGAACTAACAAGCGAGGATATCACTGAGGAACTTTCTTGGACTGAGCGCGACAAGCTGGAACAAATTCTTTTCGATCAAGGAAAATAATATAGCAATTTTTTGATGCGGCGTGAGCCGTGACATAGCCTAGGGACGGGCCGATTTTTATAATAATTAAGGAGTCTTTGTGTGTGAAGTAAACTGTTTTTGTTTAGTGTGTGAATTAGAAAACGCCGATCGTCGCGGAATTATTACCCTAGAGAATTCAGACCGTGATGAATTAACTAGAGAAGAGCTTAGGGATTTAGACTTATTCGATGAATTTGTGAAGGCTGGCTTGGGTAGTTAATATATGAAAAAATTAGTGGCAATCGTATCGGTGGTAACGGTAAATGGGGATATACTTTGGCATACCAGAAAGGGATTAAGTGACGATAAAACAAGGGCAACTATATTCAAAACAGTCGAGCATGCTTTAAAATTATGCAGAAAAAAATATAGCCCAATACTAGGGATTGAATTAAAAAATTGGAAAGCGAGCGAATTATGAGCGTTGACATGATTTTTTTTCTTAATCTTTTCATGAGTTTAACGTCTATCGTTATATCAACTTATATTCTTTTGGGTAAATAACATGACAAAGGCAAATATGGTTTGGAGATTAATTCAGAAGTCTAAAGGAAAATTTTTCTCAATTACTTTCGAAAAGAAGGACGGGACACTCAGAAAAATGGTATGCCGCACCGGAGTAAAAAAACACTTGAAAGGTGGAACATTAAAACATAATCCAGCGGAATTCGGGCATGCTATCGTGTATGATGTTCAGAAGAAAGGATATAGAACGATCAACATGAATACAGTAAAGGATATCAGTCTATGAATAAGACACCTGAAAAAAACTTAGTCGATTCAATTATTAGATATGAAAATGGTGAATTGCAACAGGCCGAAATCA